GATGATCTTCTTGTCTGTATCAGCCATAACCTTTTGATATTTATAATGTTGTGGTTGTTTTATAATTAACTCGCTTGCATATTGCTTGCATTCCTACTTCTTTGCAAGCAAATCCATTAGCTGCTTGATTTGAGCGTCCTTGTTCTCTATTTGCTTACGCAAGTCTGCCACCTGCTCACGCAACAGATTGATTTCGTTATCTGAGAAGTCTCCAACTATCTGTTTGTTGTGGTGGGAGTTTTCTTCGTTCACCATATTTATATTAGGTGTTCTGTCTTTACCGAAAACCCAGTCACTTGGACTAACGGCAGCTTTATCATCAAACATATCGCCATCAGAATTTACTAGCCATTCTTTTCTCAAACCAAGATTGTAACAAATCTTTTGAACATCATTCTTTGTGAAAGAATACTTGGTATTGATTTCGCTCATCTTCTTATTAAGATTAGCTTGGTCTATACCTATTACCTTACAAAACTGTGACATCGACTTGAATTTACTTATGTCGAAGCAAAACTTTAAGTTCTTCGCAATATCATTCATAATTCTTAAAATCTGTTTATAAATTACACATAATGCGACACCTTTCGTAAACAAAGGTTAAATAACCAAGAATAACGAAACTTTTTCTACAAAAAGTTTGGTTATTTGAGGTTATTTCCGTACCTTTGCAACCGTTAATCAGTTACAACACTGATAGACGAAAAAGGTGGGACGGAGTTCAAAACACCGTCTAAGCTATTTATCCACTGCAAAGATAGTTATTTAACTTCATTCCACCAAACTTTTTTGGTTAAATATATTTATTTGAATATAAATAATGAAGATAGAATATAATCAGGAAGAGGTTCGTCAGAGGGTTGCAAAGGTTATAGAGTTGGGCAAATACAAGTCAACAAGGTCGTTTTCGATTGACGTTGGTCTAGATTGCTCTAACCTGTCAAAGATGCTGAGAGGTAAGCAGAATTTTACCAAGGCAGCTATGATGGCTATTTGCTCTAACCTAAAGGTTGATTTACAATGGCTCGCCTATGGAAAAGGCGATGCACCTGTAATGATAGGTCAGATAGATGAGTCAACACAATTACGAATCGAGAAGGCAAGACTTGAAGAACGAGTACAATGCCTAGAAAACGAAAAAGCATTTCTGCAAAGGATGCTTGAAAAATAATAGGAGAATAATAAAATGGCAACACCGAAGAAGAAAGTAGTGGTCGAAAAGATTGCTAAGAAATGGCTATCAACTGATGAAGCTGCATCATACATAGGTATGGGAAAGTCTTTCATCGTTGAGTTGAGAAAGAGCGGAAAGCTACCACACTGCATGATAGGTCATTCTGCATTCTTCCTCGCAAGCGATATAGATAATCTGCTTGAAAGCCATCGTGTATATTAGATTTCTGTTGTTTAATATCACCAAGTGTGATGGATGGGCGAGTTTTTTTTACATTCGAACATAGTTTAACTCGCCCAATATGGTTTCATAGCTCAGATGGTTAGAGCGGTCGGCTGTTAACCGATAGGTCGTAGGTTCGAATCCTGCTGAAACCGCAATTCTTTTAGAATCAGATTATCACTACAAGTGATGAAACTGAAAGCTAGAGAAGAGTTCTTTGACATATTGACGCACAGAATAGTATGCGTGGAAAAGAAGTAGCCGGAGAGCATCGATGGATGCCGTGACCTGGCGAAAAGGACGCACGACATACGAAAAACTAGTCAGTAACAGATATTACATAGACTATACCGATGAACTATGCTGAAACATCAGCACAAGCAAAGGGTATAATATAGGTCTGTATCGTTTGCTATGTAGTATTCTAGTCGAAGTATATATTATTGCCATCTTACGTGTAAGATGTTCATAATATGTATGGAGTGTCTACGGAACGTCAATGCTAGATGTATCGGGAATACGGAAACGATTAATATCGTGGCATTCACAAACGACAGAAAGTTCCATGGTTTTAGATACATAAAACAGCAGGGTATGGTGTAAGTGGTGTTATTGCACACCTCGCACAATAGATGATACATCTTCTTATCGTGTGAGATAGTGGCGGTTCGATTCCGCATCCCTGCACAAATTTTAAATTATTATTATATAGTAAAACGTTTATTACGAGTATAGCAGTCTAGCCAACTCTGAATAGAGTTGAGTCAAAGAATGAGACTTAAACACTACTTAAAGTATAGATTACTTCTCAATACTTTAATTAAATAACAACAAAGAGATACTTGGTGTAAATGGTAGCACAGCGACAACTAGATGATACCGTTCTTATCGTCGTGAAATATTGGTTCGAGTCCGATAGTATCTCCAAAGTTCTAAATGTTTTTGCATAAATCTTTTATTTAATTACTTGTTTGTTTATATGTTTATTTATACATAATTTGAATTGACAATGATGGCAATGCAGTCTGTCTGTGAAGATAGGCTGCACAAATCGCAGGTTGGAGCAGTGGTAGCTCGCTAGGTTCATGTCCTAGAGGTAGCAGATTCGAATTCTGCACCTGCAACACTCATTTTTTTGGTTATAAGGTTATAAGGTAAAGTTAATTAGTTTTCTAAGTTTTAGCATCAAGTTCGTGAGAATATGATGCTTTTTGGTTCTATGGTGTAACGGTAGCACAAGAGATTTTGGTTCTCTTAGAGATTGTTCGATTCAGTCTGGAACTACTCTAGTTGTTTTATTTATTATTAATTATCTTACTTACTTGTATTACAGCTTGTGAAAGTAGTTGTACATTACTTATTTTTATGCGCCTCATTATTGAGGTTTTTATTTTCTTAAAAAAAATTGATATTTCTCAACTGCTTGTGATAAGTCGTTGAGTTATGCCCTTAAAGCAATTTGGTAATGCGCTACATACTCAGATTTAAAGCTCCGACCAGTATGTAGAGAAGATGGCTCGATACCATCTAAGGGCGCATTTTTTACTTTGTCATAAGAAAATGATTAAATTTTAAAATTAGGCTGTTTTCCCTTGGCGGTCAGATTATTAAGTTAGTCTGCCGCCAAGGTTTTAACAAAAAAAAGAAAGATGAAAGTAATATATAGTATTAAGGTTCATCGTGACAACCTGCAACAGCTCCAAAAGCTAAGATACTTGGCAAGGGTTGATGTAGGTGATGACGGTAAATCTATAACGGTTCAAATCAAGGATAATTGCACAAGAGGCAGCTTGATAGCACGCACAGGAGATTACATCGTTCAGTTTTCAACTGGAGAGGTTCAGAGGTATGGTTGCGAGGCTTACGCTAACCTTGTGAAAAACCCTTCTAACGTATCTAAAGAGTATTAGTTATGGTTAGGGTAATGCAACATAAGTATTTGGCTCGTGACGGAACTGAGTACGATAGTAAAGAAGAATATCTGTATCACCAAATTCTTCTTGCTGATAAACGAGTTTCTTGTATTCATAGACAAGTGAAACTCAGTATATTCAAATCCCTATATATGCTTGTGCCGAAACAACTCAAAACAAAGGTTCGGTACGATAAAAGACTGATGGTTAGCGGTCATAGCTATAAACCAGACTTCATATTTTGGGAAGACGGAAAATTGATTGTATGTGATGTGAAATCTAAGTACACTCATTCTCTCAGGGAGTTCAGAATAACTGAAAAGGGGTGTATCAGTAAGATTGTCAAACACAACAAGAAACGTCATAATGGTGAGCCATTTGTGGTTTTTCGTGAAGCTATCCATATCAAGAAGAACGAATGGAAGATAATCGACTACCCACCTGACGGAAATAGTTATTGTGAGATTTAATTCATTCATAATTTATTTAAAATTTATAGTTAGTTATGTAAACAGCCCCTACGCTGACTAAGGTTGTCGTAGAATAGGATGTGGAGTTGCTCAGTGGGCAAGAGCATGGACTTGGAACGCACCATAAGAGGAAATAAAACCTCTCGTAAGTTTGGCAGATGGTGTGCCTTTTGGAACCTCGGAAACGAAGCATCCTTTTAAAAACAGTTTAATTATATGAATACAAAAGAATTAGACGGTTATCTGAAATTCCTATCAGAGAAACAGACTGCCGTTCAAGAAAGTGGTTTTGATGTTGAGGATAGCGATTTGAATCCTCTATTGTTCCCTTTTCAGAAGTATTGCGTTAAGCGAGCATTGAAAGTTGGTCGCTTTGCGATGTTTGAGGACTGTGGAAGTGGTAAGGCGATACAATCTTTAGAATGGGCACAACAGGTTATAAATCACATCAATAAACCAGTCTTGATACTCGCTCCATTAGGCGTTGTAGGACAGACAATAAAGGAAGGAGAAAAGTTCGGATATAAGGTAACTGAGATTTCTCTTACGACATTCGACCAAGACCTTTCGGCTGGTATATATATTACCAACTATGATAATATGGATAACATAGATGCTTATCTTTTTGGTGGTGTCGTTCTTGATGAGAGTTCAATATTGAAGAACTTTGCAGGTAAGACTAGAACCGCTCTTATTGAGGATTTCAAAAATACACCTTATAAGTTATGCTGTACTGCAACGCCTTCTCCAAACGACACAACCGAGCTTTGTAATCATGCAGAGTTCTTGAATATTATGACAAGAAACGAAATGCTTGCTATGTATTTTGTACATGATGGCGGTTCTACATCTGATTGGAGACTGAAAGGTCATGCACAACAAGACTTTTGGGATTTCGTTTCTACTTGGGCGGTCATGCTCAGTAAACCATCTGATATTGGATTTAGCGATGATGGATATATCCTTCCACCGATGAATGTTATTGAAGATTACATCGTTACCGAAAAGAAGGATAACGGTGCTCTCTTTAATGATATGGCTGTGTCTGCAACGGATTTCCACAAAGAACTTAGAAGAACTATCAAACAACGACTTGAAAGAGTTGCTGAGATTGTTAATGCTTCTTCTGAAAATTGGATTATCTGGATTGGGCAAGATGAAGAAGGAAAGGTTCTTCGTGAACTAATTCCCGATGCAGTTGAGGTTAAAGGTAGTGATAGCAAGCAATACAAGAAAGATAAGTTGCTAGGATTTGCCAATAACGAGTTCAGGGTGCTTGTCACTAAGTTGAAGATTGCGTCTTTTGGTCTTAACTATCAGAACTGCCGTAACCAGATGTTTGCTTCACTTGATTTCTCATTTGAAGCTACCTATCAAGGTATCAGACGCTCATATCGTTTCGGTCAGAAAGATGAGGTGAATATCCACATCATTACTCTTGATACGATGCAGAACGTGAAATCATCATTCGAGGAAAAGCAAAAGCAGTTCCTCGAAATGCAGAAGTCTATGACCGAGGCTATGTGTCGTAATATCAATAATAAGATAAAGTTAAAAAAGATGGAAGTTGATAACAAGTATCAATCAAAGAACTGTGATATTCGCCTAGGCGATTGCGTACAGCTCATTCAGAATGTTCCAGATGAGAGTATAGGTTTCTCTATTTTCTCTCCACCATTTGCGGAACTTTACACATATTCCGACAAGTTGGAGGATATGGGCAATTCAAAGGATTATAAGGAGTTCTTTACTGCATTCAAATATCTTGTTAAAGAACTATACAGAGTTCTTTGGAGCGGTCGTAACGTTGCCGTACATTGTATGGACTTGCCTATTCAAAAGGGTAAGGAAGGATATATTGGTCTTCGTGACTTCTCAGGCATGATTCTTGAAGCATTCCAAGAAGTAGGTTTCATTTATCATTCAAGAGTAACGATTTGGAAGAATCCTGTAACTGAAATGCAGAGAACAAAGGCACTCGGTCTTCTACATAAGCAAGTAAAGAAAGATGCAGCTATGAGTCGTGTCGGCATTCCTGACTATCTTATGGTATTCCGTAAGGAAGGCGAGCATGAACACCCAGTTCATTGTGATATATCTGTTGATACTTGGCAAAAGTACGCTTCGCCAGTGTGGATGGATATTGATTACTCTAACACTCTCAATGGTATTAAGGGGCGTGACGAGAATGACGAGAAGCATATCTGTTTGGCAAAAGGTTCTTTGGTTCTTACCAAACGAGGATATATACCTATTGAAAATGTTGTTGTTGGTGATGAAACATTGACGCATACAGGAAAATGGAGAAAAGTTCTCGTTACTAAGAAAACTGGTATCAACAAAGAGTGTGTCAAGGTAAAGGCAAAGGGCGTACCGAACTTAATATGCACCCCTAATCATAAGATTTATTCTAGAGATAGAGTTCTTAAAGGTAAAAATCATATTCTTGTATCAGAAATACAATGGAATGAGGCTTCAACATTATCAGGTAAGTATGTAAATCAGAAATTGCCGCCAGTTGTCGATTCACCAATATCAAATCAAGAATGGTGGATAATTGGTAGATGGTGTGCTGATGGTCATGTAGATTGTAGAGGAAGGCAGTTCTTTGTTTCTATTGGCAATAACAAACTTGATGATTTCTTGGATAAAGCTGATGGATACATTGGCGCAATGAACGCAAAGAAAAGTTGTACTCAAATCGGTTTAAAAAATTTGTCAGATGATGCTAGAGAAATGATAAAGAAAATTGGTTTCGGAGCTGCAAACAAAGTTCTTCCTTACGAGGCTATTAGCTTAGATAAGGAAAAAAGCCGTAGCCTACTTGACGGATATTTGTCTGGTGACGGATGTAATTGCAGAGGAAAAATCCTATTTTCGTCTATATCTAGGGCTTTACTTCTTGGATTAAATATTGTCGTTCAGAGGGTGTATGGAAAAACTATGGCTATTTATGCTGGTAGAGGTGAACGTACATCTGTTATTGAAGGGAGAGAAGTTCATTGCCATCAAGAATGGGTTGGTGCTTTAGGTCTGAAACATCAATATGGAAAAGTTGATGATGAAGGATATTGGCAACCAGTTAAGGAAGTCGAGTATGGATATACTAGTGATGTTTACAACATTACTGTTGATGAAGACCATTCATATACGGCAGAGGGATGTATTGTAAAGAATTGTCCTTTGCAGCTAGATACAATCGAGCGAGCAATAACTCTTTGGAGTAACAAGGGTGATAAGGTTCTTACACCATTCCTTGGAATCGGTTCTGAGGTTTATCAGTCAATTAAGATGGGTCGCTTTGGTGTCGGCTTTGAATTAAAGGATAGTTACTTTAATGAAGCTGTAAAGAATTGCAAAGCTGCCGAAGCTGATACAAATGCGCCTACATTGTTCGATATGTAATTTTTCATTTGCCCTTATATATGCAATTCACGTGAATCGGTGTGGTGGAACTTGCGTGATGTTCACTATGTAATAGTCTGAGCACTGCACCGATTATTCTTTGAAGTTAGTTTTCTTTCATAACCATGCAGCCCAAACCGATGATAGTGTTCCTTGGGCAAGAACGATAATGTTAAACTGCTAGAAATAGTAGCACTCTTGAAATTTGGCGGCTATCATCGGTAAATGGAGATTGTGACCGTAGCGTATGGCAAAGTACGGAACATACAAGAAATTAGGAGGCAGAACCCACAAAAAAAAAACAAAAAACTCTTATTATGACTGCTGACCGAAATCCACTGGGATGTTGCCAACCGATGAGGTTCGATTCCTCAAATCTCCACTTCTTTAGAATAGGTCAATGTTTAACGAGCCAAGGCAGTTCCGACCGACCATCGGGGAATAGTCAATACAATCCTTGCAGGATTCATCACTTAAATTTTGCCAACTGCCGAGGCTCATTTTTTAAAAAGTATTGGAGGTGTATAATGGCGAGATTAACGATTGAAGAATTAAAGAAAGACCCATGTGCAAAAGGCGATTTTGAGCGTATGAAAATTATGGGATTAGACCCAAATGAGCCATGGGAGTTAGTTTGTAAGATATTGGATTTTTGTGATGATGGTTACTTTAATATGAGAGCATTAAATCTGTTCTCCATATATGTAACTGGCTACTTCGATTGTTATCGTAGATTAAATTCTGAAAAGATAGAAAAGTTAAAAAAGACTTTTGGATAATGAAAGGTATGTATTATATATGCTATCTTGTTGTTATGCTTGCTCTTGTAGTTGCTGCTGAAATAATAAACTTCGCAAGCAAGACAGTATGCGGCAAGAAAGCTATCAAATGTTTCGATTTATGAGTATAATTTTATTTTCACTTGCTGCAACCGCTCTTATGTTCGCAGTTGTTGGCGCAATAGCTATGGTGCTAGGTTTTGATAAAGAAGATTAGCAAAATGAGAAGTGAATCAAGGCGAAGTCAGCTTGACCACGAAAGATATATGAGAAATCGTGAAGAAAGACTGCAAAAGCAAAGAGATTATTACAGAAATAATACTGAACTTTGCAAGGCTAGCGTAAAGCGATGCAAAAAGAAAAGAGTAGAAAGAGAAAGATTTTTATTGTTTAATTAAATATGTAGCTATTATGGCAAAAGACAAAATTAAGTTGGTTTTTGAGATTGACCGCTTTAAGGTTATCGGTTGTCTCGCACGTAACTGTGAGACAAAGGAAGAGTACGATGAAATGATGAAAATCATTGAAAGTACCGATGAGGTTGTTCGTAATGACAAAGAAATCGAGAAGACAAATTGCGTACTTATTCTCGACAAGTTGTTGAAGGACAATGAGAACTTGGCTCTTCGCAAACGTCTGGAGAGTGAAAACGAAACAGTTCACAATGGCGAAGGTGAAGGTGATGGTGACAACGATGGTGACAGCAACGTAAAGTGCATCGAAATCAAAGGAAAGGTTGCCAAAGAACTTTTTGAGAAAATTGCATCTTTGGCTGAAAATGGAAAGGATGGTGAGTAATGAGGGTTCGCACAGCATCGTGGTATGAGACTAGAATCAAGTACCAAAAGACAATGGAGGATGGCTCGGAAAAAGTAGTCAACGAACTTTATGTTGTTGATGCACTTTCTTGCACCGAGGCAGAAACATCTATCATTGATGAAATGAGTTGCTATATTAGTGGTGATTCTGCCGTTACAAGCGCAAAGAAAACAAACTATGGTGAGATTTTCTTCTCTGACTTGGATGATGATGATAAGTGGTACAAGGCAAAGTGTCAGTTTATCACTATTGATGAGAAATCCGCAAAAGAGAAGCGTTCTAACGTAACTTATCTGGTTCAGGCTAAGTCGTTGGCACGTGCTCTTCGATATGTTGATGAGGTAATTGGGAAAACAATTATGGATTACGACATCGTAGGTCTTAACGAAACAAAGGTACTTGACGTGTTCCAAAAAAAATAAATATGGTTTGGAAAGATATACCTAATTGGGAAGGAATGTATCAAGCGTCAGATACAGGGCTTATAAAGAGCGTGGAAAGAAAGCTTGAAAATCAACCTAATCATGCCAATAGGATTGTTAAAGAAAAATTTCTTAGTCAATGTAAAAACAAAGATGGATATTTACAAGTTAACCTTCATAAAAATGGGAAAAGTTATCCATATCGTGTACATAGGCTAGTTGCTTTAACATTTTTACCAAATAAAGACAATCTTCCAGAGATAAACCATAAGGATGGTGATAGGGAAAATAACAATGTCTTGAATTTGGAATGGTGTACTAGGCAATACAATAATGCATATTCTTTTCATAAATTAGGTCGTTCTGCTTGGTCAAAAGGCGTTTTTGGTTCAAAACATCCTTTATCAAAGAAAATACAAATGATAAAAAATGGATTTGTTGTGAGATCTTTTACAGGCGTAAGACAAGCTGCAAGGGAATTAGGGTATACTCTCTCGGGTATAACGGCTTGCGCTAGTGGCAGAAGACCTTCTTATAAAGGTTATCAATGGAAATATGAGTAGAATCGACAAACTTATAGCATCTATGCCGCCAAAAATGGCTAATGCAGTAATCCATCAACGCAAGTTACACTCTTGCTTGATGGAACTTACTTCAAACAAGTCAAGAGAAGTGGCTGCTAGAGCTATTTTTCTGAATTACCTTGATGGTGATGGCAGAAAGTTAGGTACAATTCCACATTATTATGAAAGACCTACATCTACTGGCTCGGTAATGGTGGAAACGTATTTTAGTTATATTGATAGAGTACATTAAACGTTTCTGATATGGCAAATAGTAAACTAGCAACTTTCTATAAAAGAAGCTGCCACGATTGTATATTTCTACAAGTCTGCAAAGACCCTAATGCAAGCTACAATGGTGATTACGTTTGCAAATATTGGGAATGGAAGTATCAGTGATTAATTTTTTTAAATTTGAAAAAATGGAAAACGAAAACAACGGATATGAGGTTATGCAGGTTAGTCAAGACCAAAGTATCATTCAAGTTGATGCAGTAGAGCGTGCAAACGTTGATTCTCAGGTTGCTACAGCAAAGCAGTACCCTAGAGACATTTCAAGAAGCGTAAACAATTCAATCGCTATGGCTACTATGGACTATGCGACCGCACAGAGTTGCGGATATGCACTTCCACGTGGTGGTAAGCCTATTACTGGTCCGAGTGTTCATCTTGCAAAGCTTATTGTAAGTAATTGGGGTAATATGAGAGCTGAAGCAAAGGTTGTTCAGATTACCGACAAGCAGGTTATCAGTCGTGGTACTTGTTGGGATTTGGAAAACAATGTTGCTACAGCATTTGAGGTAAGACGTTCTATTGTTGGAAAGAATGGAAAACGTTTCTCTGACGATATGATTACTGTTACAGGTAATGCAGCAAACTCAATCGCTTATCGTAATGCAGTATTCTCTGTTATTCCAAAAGCAATTACAGATAAGGTATATCAAGCTGCTCAACACTTCATTACTGGTGATTTGTCAGACGAGGAAAAGCTCGTAGCAAGACGCAAGAAGTGCATCGACTTCTTTAGGGATGAGTATGGTATTACCGAAAACGAGGTTGTAATGCTATGTGGTAAACAGACTGTCAATCAGATTAAAGCAGAACAAATCGCTCTCCTTCTTGGTATTACCCAATCTCTCAAAGATGGCGATACGACTGTTGAAGAAGTAATGAGACCTTATCGTTCCGAGGAAAACAAGAAGACTATCGCTGACAAGGCTGCCGAAGCTGCCAAGGCTGATGCTTCCAAAAAGGAGGATAAGAAATGATTACCGACAATGTAGAACAAAGAAGTTTGACGTGGTTCAGAAATAGGGTAGGTCGCATAACAGGTTCAAAGGTTTCTGACCTTATGAAGTCTGGTCGCAAGAAAGATGAAGTATTCTCAGATACGGCTAAATCGTATCTTTACCAAATTGCTGGTGAACGTCTTTTCAATCCCGATTTCTTGAACGATGACGATATATTCCAAGATTACATCGACCAAGTTTCCGTAAACACAAAGGCAATGCAGTGGGGTGCTGATATGGAAGACCAAGCAAAGGCTTGCTTCTGTCAACTTCCACATAACGAAGGGATAGAGATTGCAGATGTTTCTTCTTGCAAGCACGACACAATCCATTACTTTGCAGCAAGCCCTGATGGTGCAATCTATGGTCGTGATGGTGGCGATATTAAGATTATTGAGGTTAAATGTCCTAACATCAATACTTATATGAAGTATCGCACTCTTATCCACGATGCTGCATCGCTCAAAGAAGTTGAGCCTAAGTACTACTGGCAGATGATGGCAGAAATGAGTTGTACTGGTGCTACTAGCGGTATATTCATTACATACTGCCCTTGGTTATCTAAGCCTATTCATTGGGCTGAGATTGATAGAAATGGAGACGATGTAAAGCTTATGGAAGCCAGAGTTATGTTGGCAAACGAGTTTATTGACGAAATTATTAATAAGTAATAATGGAAATACAAGGAAAAATTATTGCCGTTTTACCTGAAAGAAGCGGAGTTTCTGCAAGAGGTGAGTGGAAATCTCAAACCTATGTAATAGAAACACAAGAGCAATATCCTAAGAAGATGGCTTTTGATGTTTTTGGGGCAGATAGAATTGCGAATTTTGGCATTCAGCTCGGTGAGGTTATTAACGTTAGCTTTGATATTGATGCACATGAATATCAGGGCAGATATTTTAATCAGATTCGTGCTTGGAATGTTACTAAGGTGTCACAACAAGCTACTGCACAAGCACAAGCAGGGGTAGCACAGCCGTCTGCACTTTACAATCCACCTGCACAACCGCAGCATCCACAATCTACTGCTACATCATCTGACCCTGATAATTTACCCTTCTAGTGTAGAATTAATAAAACGAGCATTCAACGCTTATGTGGTTCAATCTGAAAAATGTGTTTGAACTTGAAAAGTTTAGAGAAAAAGTAACCGAATTGGAGAATAAAGGTGCTATGGTAGAACTGAAAGAGAAACGTGGACGTTCTTTAAATCAGAATGCCTATCTTCATTTACTTCTATCAGCCTTTGCGCTTCAATACGGCTACACTCTAGACGAAGTTAAAACGCATTTCTATAAGCTAGTAGTAAACAAAGATATATTCCTCAGAGAAGGTATTGATAAATTTACAGGAGAATGCTATAAGTATCTTCGTTCTTCTGCTGACCTTACAAAAGACGAAATGAGCAAATCAATTTCTGATTTCAAATCGTATGCAAAAGAAGAAGCTGGATTTGATTTCCCTGATTCTGATGAATATATCTCACTACTTCATATTCAGCATTATATAGAAAGACAACAAAATTACATACAATAGCTTATGATGTTACCAACTAAAATACGTCAGAAGTCTAGCGAATTGTTTCCTAATGACGCAGAGAAACAGAGGATATTTTGTATGGGTGCTGCTTTCTCGTTAGGAAATGATTTATCAGACTTTGAGGAAGAAGGGCAGCAGGATGAGATTTACCCTTGCAAAGAAGCTCTTGATATGTGGCTTGCATACAAGAAAGAGAAACGTCAGACTTACAAGCCACGTGGGTTAGAAGCTCTTAAAAAGAAACTTCTACAGTTATCAAACGGAAATCCAGAATACGCAAAGGTTATCGTTGAGTATTCCATGGGCAACAACTATACAGGGTTGTTCGCTCCTAAAAATAATGGTGTGAATAGTTATGAACAACAGCAACGAACTTTCAACAAAATTAGTTCAATCCTTGCCGACTGAATGTAGCCAAGCCGTATCAAAATATGGCAAACAATATGCTCTATTCTTAGAAAAATATCCTACTCTGCAAAATCGGACAGATGCAATCACATCTGTATATGATTCTGTAGCTAGAGGCGGTATGTCGTTTGTTAGTATTGATAAGTACTTCAAAGATGGTGCAAGCGAGTTTTGGATTAAGATGATGCTCATTGACTTGTTTATGGTTATTGGTGCTATCGACTCAACTACTCCTTACCAGTTCAAGGCAATGGCGCAGCGTATAAGGCAAGAATACTATCACCTTACGCCTAGTGAGCTTACTAGATTCTTCTACGAGTTTTCTATGGGCGAGTATGGCGAAATCTATGTAGGAAAGACAGTGAATCCTCAAAAACTTTTTATTGCTCTCGAAAAATACATGTGTAAGCTTTATGAAAAGAGAGCAGAAATTGATTCTCAGAAGTTAGCTGAGAAACAGAAAAAAGAATATGAGGAATCAAAAAAGAATGCAATATCATACGAAGAACATTGCCGCTTAAAGGGTGTTGATATTGAAAAATCACCTCTTGAAAAGCTAAAGAGAAAACTTGAAAAAGAATCAAAACGAGACCAAAATGGCAGACGTAAGTAAAATTGCAGAGGAATGGCTAAGTGAGCATCCTGATGCAACAAAGAAAGAAATATGGTTAGCTGGTTATTGGAAATCTACCGATAACTGGTGCAACCGAACCAAGTAAATTCTAGAATTGAAAACGAATTAATATATAGATAAATATGAGCCATTTTTTAACATTGGTAATTGGCGATGAGCCAGAGAAACAACTCGCCAAGTATGATGAAAATCTAAAGCTGCCTATGCATTTATACATGACTAAAGAGCAGCTTATTAGTGAGAAACGTAAGGATATTGAGGAATACAAAAAGAATTACTATGATGTGTTCCTACAAGATAAAGAAGCATATCTTGCCAACTGTTGCAAGGAACATGCAGATTATATCGAGAACGAATTTCCAAAGCATCTTAAATGGACGGACGAACAGATGTACGAGGATGCCGTGAAATATTACCGTATGGATATAGATGATGGAAGCGATAATATTGAGATACATGAGGACGGTAGTGTTTGGCGCACCTATAATAATGATGCTAAATGGGATTGGTATCAGATGGGTGGTAGATATGCAGGAAGACTTAAATTAAAGGATATATCGAATGATGCTCCATTATACTATCCGAATTTTCCAATGTTCTATTCAAGAGAAGAGCTTGACTATCTCAAACAACTAAAGTCAGAAGGACGTTGCGACCAAGCTCGAATTAAGGATATATCCAATGTAGAAGAAATATCAGTATTCGCAGTTGTTAAAGACGGAAAATGGTATGAGCGTGGAAAAATGTGTTGGTTTGGAGTAGTATTAGACGAAGAAGACAAAGATGTATGGAACGAAGAAGTGAAACGACTTCTTTCATCACTTCATCCTGACACTCTTCTAACTATGTATGATTGTCACATATAATCATTAACAAAAAAATATTTCAAAATGACACAGAAAGAACGTATCGAGAACGCTACCACAAAACAGGCGGTAGTTTTCATAGGTGTTTATTCTTGGGTTATCCTAAGAAATATAGGAAGAGCAATCAATAAGGCGGTTCATAAGCTTCCATGGTTGTTCATCGTGATAACTGTAGTAATCTCATTCATCGTTAGCTTTGTTTTTATTTCTAAGGCTAGAGCAGAGCGAGATAGTTATAATCAGAAGCTAGTACACGCAACACAGCAGCTTGATAGCTTCTATGCTGCATACGGAAACATTAAATCAAAGTAATATGGACGGAATGGTAATCAATAATTTGTCTGCACAAGCAACTACAGAATGCGGACTGTTACAGCAAGAACTTCTGAAATCGTTTGTTGAGGCTAGAAAACAAAAAGGTATTACAGAAAGCCTAATGAAAAGATTAGCGGTAAAAAAGATGAATGCGATAGAAGATATGTATGGAAACGTACATGTTATACATGATAAATTTGGTAAGTGTGGTAGCGACTTTTACATTAATGCAAACGCTGATAGAATTAATTTGTCTCTAAAATATTACGTTAATAGGATTCCTTTGGACGGTTTATCTAATCACGACAAAATAATTGCTAAACGTTACAACTATTTCGTGTATAACTACGATACAGCCAATAATGTTTCATCTGGTTTTAAGACATTTCACCCTTGGGGTGGTCTTACAGGCAGTTGCGATTGGAGTTACTCTATTGATGGTATTCTCAAAAGTGATTTTCTAACAGAAGGCATTAGTGTTAATAATGCAATAGATTCTGTTTTTAAAGTCTTTCTTAAATAGTGATATATGAAAAAGTACAAACATACAATAATGATTATTATGCTTGCAATAGCAGCAATTATCGCAGGCTACGGATTTATCTGCTTTTTGGTTGAACATGTAGCACTCGCATTACTGATGATGTTCTGTATCTGTTGTGCGTTTGCTATTGAAAAGGATATGTAGTATGCAGACAAATTGGAAACCAAATAATTCGTGTGTACTAGCAGGTGTTCCTCTTGCAGTTCCATCGAAAGAACAGATAAGCAAACTCTACATGCTTTTCTATTCTATGGTAGGCGGCTTTGCAAAAATTGTCAAGTCTAACATAGATGAAACATTCAAACTTGTATCGGAAGATGAAAAGTTATTTAAGTTTGATGTAAAGAGAAGAATGACAGAGGCGAAGGAATTTTCAGATGAACTGATTGACTTATTCAAAGAACGAATGAAAGCTGACGGAATGTCTGAGATATGGGATAAGCTTACTTTTATTATCAAGTTCAATCTAAAAGATGATGTAAGGAAATGTTATTACGCACTCGATAACCAATTTCTAAAGCATCATATTGAAAGACATAAGATGTACACAATGGTTATTATGTCTGGAATATTGAGCGGAATGCTTGAATCTTCTGTTTCTGCATTTAAAAAGACAATGGATGAATATAATGGTTCTTGGGCAACAAATATAGCAGAATACTTTATTATCCCAATTAAGGGAGTTCATTCTCGTATGCGTAATGCAGTTGAGGCTATATATCCTGAATCTGTAGATAAGAAAGTGTTTTCAGAGTGCCCTGACAAGCTCTCTCTAGGATTCGAAATCATCGGTAGAAAGGTGCTTGATTATAAACTAGCAGAAAAAGCACTCGCAAATGCTTGTATATTCAGTGGTCTTAATCTTGATATAAACGGAATTATCGTAGATGGAGAAGACGCACAAGATAATACTGGAACTCATTGGAATGAAGCTCAATTAAGAGCATTGATTACAGGTTATCCAAACACTTCCAACAAAGATATTGCTAGAATAGTTGGCAGAAGCGTTTACGCGGTCACTAAGCAAGCTAAGAAACTCGGATTGAAGAAATCTGATGAATATCTCAGAGAAACTAGAATAGCTAATTTAAAACGTAAGAAAAATGAAAAAGATTCCAAAACTTTACACAAAGAACAGTAAAGGTCGCTACGAGGAATACAAAATTCCTGAGCACGACATATCAAACACATTGTATGGTAAGGTAAATGGAAGATACGAGCCTGTGTGTATGCGTATATGTCACGAGTTAGAAGAAGGTGTATGGGTAGTAACGAAACGTCCGTCAATTTATAGCGTTATTCGTGGCAATTATCTTCGTGAGAGCTTCCATCTTGAAAAGGCTTCCGACATTGAGCGTTTTCCTCTGTCTAAGATGGGGCACATCAAGAAGGTTGCAGAACGTATCATTGATGAGCTGAGACTTGGTAATACAGACACTAGAGTAATGACAAATCACGAACTTGTCAATTTAGTTGTCGGGCTTGTTTATAAATATAACGATGAGGTATAATTATGGAAGATTTACCTATTGGCGCAGAAATCACCTTAAAGGTGGTTGAGACCAAGGAAGTTCATTGTACTGGTTGTTTCTTTGATGAAATTTCAAGCACTATTAACATAGATATGTGCAATCGAATCAAGTGCACCTCAAATGAGCGAAAAGATAAAAAGAATGTTCAATTCATAAGAATAAAATAATATGGAAACAAAAATAAACATAGCGGAAATCCTAAAGGATAAGCAAGGAACTAAGCTGTATTCCCGAATATGTGGAGCTGTAGAGCTTAAAAAAGTTATTAATGTTCGTAAAAAAGAAATCTATTGTGGTGAAAGAACTTAATTCAAATAACCAACATAGATTTTGGCATGATGGCAAATTCTTTAGAGCAGGGCAATGTGTATTGCAACCTTCTGAGAATATGGCAGACTGGTCTAAATTCTCATGGAAAAAGGGCGATGTACTGGTTAGCAATGATGGTAAATGCAAGGTTATCTTTGAGAGATTTGATGATGATACTTATACTTCATTTGTTGGTAAGTACTATGTTGAATGCTATGGAAAAAATGATGAGCTACAAGATTATGAGGAAGAACATTATGGTGATACCGTTAATTACACCAAAGAATCCGAAGAAGCAGCTCTAGCCTACATCAACACCATCGAGAAACGTTTGGGCGGAAAGTTGAACCATGAAACTCTGGAGATAGAGAATGCTCAGCCAGAGTTCAAGGACGGAGATATAGCTTTTGCCGACTATGGTAATAGACAAGATGTATTTATAGTATCAGATAAAACGGATTTATCAGAAGGTTATAGTTCATTTATTTCTTTAGATTTAAATAGTCTAACTTTGAGTATGGGCTGTAGAACTACTTTCTTTAAGAAAGACCTTTGTAAACTTCGCCTTGCCACAGAAGAAGAGAAAAAACAGCTCTTCTCAGCTCTCGAAAAGAAAGGCAAACGATGGGATAGTAATAAGAAAGCTATTTTTGATTTGAAGCCAAATATTGAAATAAAGCCATTTGATAGAGTGCTGGTAAGAGACTTTGAAGACCAAGCATGGCAAGTAAGCTTGTTTAGCTATAAAGATAGCGATTCTTATTATTGTTGTAATTTTTGTGCTTGGAATCAATGTATTCCTTACATCGGCAATGAATCTTTGTTAGGTACAACTAAAGATATGGAGGGTTAGATATGGATATAGAGAAATTAATAGGCAGTAAGACATCTGTTCCATCTATAGATTTCAATCAGGTAGTTAAGAGTGATAACCTCCGATACTGGAGAATTAGCAAAGCTACTTGGGAGAAAGATAAAGTAGAACTTCATATTACCTTTGAAAAAGAGGGTATACAAAGTACTTTAGATAAACATTTTGATACAATAATGGAAGCTGTAGAGTATTTCTATAACTTTCTTAAAACAATTTGATTATGACAATCATTATTAAAGGTGGCAATGACTATGATTATGATAGCATTCCACATCTTAAACTCGCTGGTAACCCTCCTAGTGGCAAGGAAAGCCGTAGAACTAGGAGAATGTTAGAACTTAGAAAAAGAAAGGGTAGATTATGATAGACGAAAAGAAAATAGAAGCTGCAAAGGAAGAAATCTACGAGGATAGATTCTTGCTTAATGGTGAAGAGATAGTCTTCGATAATGATGAAAAGGAAGAAATGTTCTACAAAGAGGACATCAAAGAAGCCATTGAACTAGGTGCTAAGTGGTGTATCAATGAGCTATTGATTGGATTGTTTCACCCTGCTAGCGAAGTCCCACATAACGACAACGGAAAGGTTCTTGCATTCTCAAAAGAATTCGGTTATAGAAAGCTATACGATATGAACGATGAGCTTGATAAAACTACTTGCGATACATATCAACAAATGTGGGAAGAGTAAGCCAATATATTCAAATTGTCTGATTGGATATTCGTAGATGAGTTGTTTGACTTGATTACGAAAGGAGGTGAGTAATGAAAGAGCTTAAAGATTTGGTTGCTGGTGATGAAGTACTAGTTACAGTTATGTCTTATAGACATATCGCCAAGGTTGATAAAGTGACAAAGACTCAAATTATTGTTAATAACGCTAGATTCAGAAGAGATTCTGGCTTGCAATTCGGTAGTGATAGATGGAATGTTAGAAGAATATCTGTTCCTACAGAAAAGGAAATATCAGATGTTAAAGAAGAGGTTCTTCGTAAGACTCTCATCTACGCTATCAGTTCTTTTGATTTCAAACGATTATCAACAGATGAGTTAAAACAAGTGTACAATATTGTAAAAGGCAAAGAAAAATGAAGAAGAACAAACACTCATTAAAGATAAGTCGTAGTTTCTTTGGTGATACTACTCTTGATGGTTATCCTATAGATACATATTCGAATGACGAATTGAAGATTCTAAAGAACCTTCTAACAAAGGTTTTGGGTGAAGTAAATGAATATATAAAAGACTAGGCGTATGAATGCAATGATTTTCATGCAAACTGAATTGGACTATCTGATAGGCGATTTACCTGCATGCTTTGGAGATACACAATTATCTATTCCGAAAGTCAGTATTCATTCTGACAAACAGAAGTGTCAGCCAAAGGCGCAGCATGAGTTCACAATTAAGGGTATTAAGATTGTGGCAGCTTCTAGGAAAGATGCTATCAAAAAGTATAATCATCGTAAAAAGTAAAACGTATGTATTTTGAATATAGAATAGTCAAGATTGAGAAAGGTTTGTTTCTCATCGAGTATAAGACAGCTCCTTATGGAGTTTGGCATGAAGTAAAAAACAAACAGTTCAAGACTAAGCCAAAGGCAGAAGATTGGGCTAGAAAGAACTTTGAAATGGATGTATAGGTATGTTGTATGCTTTAAGATTTTTCGATACTGAGAGGTCTCTTTGGTATTTAGATTGTGTACATCGAAGTAAGTCGTTCTTGAAAAGACGTGAAAAGAAGTTTTTAAAACAAGGAATAAAAACGATGATTTCGAAATGGTATGGACTTTAACCGCCTTCGGGCATAAATAGATAGAATATGAAAAATATTAAGTTTACAATAGATATAACATTGTCTCCTGATAAAGAGTTCCTTACGAAGGAAGACTTTGTGGAGGCAGTATATACATGTTATGGAAACATTAGAGACGTAGCTCCTGATACAATAATAAAGATTGATTAACCATCCCTTATGGGATATAAATATAAGTAATATGAATAAAAAGTACAGAAAGAAGCCAGTTATCATTGAAGCTATTCAATGGAATGGAAAGAATCTTGTTGATGTGTCAGCTTTTTTGTGTAATCAAACACGTAAAGAAGCACTCAAAGAAATAAACTCATCATATATTTCTTGCAAGAAATGGGATGATTATGAATCTATAGTAATTGGAGAAGGTTTAACCATTGACACCCTTGAAGGAAGAATGAAAGCTGATATTGGTGACTACATCATCAAAGGTGTAAACGGAGAGTTCTATCCTTGTAAGCCTGATATTTTCGCTAAGACTTACGAGGAAGCAACAGAGTAACTAACCACCCTCTCCTTGGCAACATGGAGATGGTAAAAAGAATAGAATATGAGATTATTAACAAAGAAAAAGAAAAATGAGGCATTAAAAAGAATGCTGGCAAATGCTATTATTGCTTGGGATGCTGTAATGAAGTTTAATGATATAGACAAGAAATCAGATGCTTTTTATCACATATCAAATAACTTGGCAGAAGCTGCTTATGCAATTGGTGGAAAAGATGCTATGATTGCGATTGGAAAAGCATATGTTGATTATATCAATAAGAAAGATAAGCAATGAGTAAAGAAAAAGCGATTGAGAAAATACAATATGCTGCAATGCAAATTGCTTCTGTATATGCCTGTTCTGCTATCTTTGATGAAAAGACAAAGGTAATAGAAGGCAGACAGAAAGTACTTGAAAAAGCGATTGTCAATTTGCATGATGCACTTAAAGAGTTGGAGGGCTAGAATATGGATTCAAAATATGATGTAATACAAGGTGATTGCCCTAATTGCCCATTTGCCGATTTATTTGGTGGATTCTGCTTTTACTACAGATTCTATCCTGCCAATATAGGTTATGGTGAAGCAACTTGTAGATGTGAAGAATTAAAGTCAAGGGAGGACTAAGCAATGGCAATATACAGAGTTGATTATTTCAAAATAGTTAATTCAAAATATATTATGGTTGAAGCAAACTCAAAAAGAGAAGCAATCAATAAGGCAATAGAAGAAAACCATTGGCAAAGATATCCTGTAGATTTTTTTACCTTTAACTATACTGCTACTCTACAAGACAGCAAGCCTAAAAATGTTTCTCCAGTATGGGTATCTGTCAAAGATGAGCTACCACCAGTAGATAAAGAAGTTATTGTCCTTACTACAATCGGAAGAATTAGTTTTGGACATATAGTAGATAAAAAGATAGCCAAAGACTACAATGGATGGAATATTCCTGATGTAGAGTACTGGCTACCATTCGTTGACCCAAAAGAAAAATGATTATGACAAGAGAAGAATTACAAAATAAACATGGCGATGCTATCTGTGAGTATTGCAACAAGAACATTATTTCAGAATATAACATCGGCATAGGTGGGCTTTGCGAAGGTCAGTTTTGTGAAGAGGCAGAAGATGATTTCGCAGATAAACATAATATAAAATTGGAGGATTGAGTATGACAATAGAAAAACTTTTAGAAAAGGCTAGAGAGTTCGAGAAAAAGAACAAAAGTTTCACTTGGAAGCCTAAAGATTTCCCTGAGGATATGAGCGAGAGTAGTACTCTTGATGAGCTTGTATCAGAAGGAGATAATATGTATGATGCTTTGGAAGAAGCGGTTGATTTAATTCACGACCTAGCGGATGAGTTAGAATATAAAGAAGCAGTGGATGGCGCAAAAAATGGAAAATAAAACATATTCAGAATTGATTAAAGATGCTAGAAGAAAGTTAGATTTTGCTAAAGAAAGTCCGTCCGCAAGTGGCACTGAACGCCTCTTAGCGGATAGTCTCACTAGTATCATTGAGGCTCTTGATGTTATATACGAAAAGGCTGATAAAGCTATTTCTGATATAGCTTATAGTAATATTTATCGTTAACAAATAAAAAAGAAACAATGAATAGAAATCAAGCTAAAGCCTTGCTGCCTATTATTCAGGCATACGCAGAAGGAAAGGCAATTGAGTGTAGAACAAAACCGAGTACCGTAAAAGGTACAGATATTCCGAATGATTGGACGGAAATGAAAGAGATTGAGTTTTGGAATAATACAGAGTACCGTGTTAAGTCAGAACCAAAGTATCGCCCATTCAGGGATGCAAAAGAATGCTGGCATGAAATGCAAAAGCATCAGCCGTTCGGGTGGGTGAAGTCAACTTTGTTTAAAGATTTGGCTTTAGTTAAGAGAGTAACCACATTGTATGTTGAAATTAACAGAGACATCATTGATTACAAAGATGCATTGGAGAAGTTCACCTTTGCAGATGACACTAACTTCGGCGTAAAAGTGGAGAAATAGTTATGGCATGGGTAGCAGTAACAAAACATGGAAGAGAATTTATCTCAATGTGTAAGCCAATAAGAGTGACGGATGAAGACAACTATTATGGGTGGAAAGATACATTTACTGAGATTTCTCTTTATAGTGGTAGCATCAAGAAACTCATCGGAAGAGAGTTATCTTATAGCGATGAGCCAGTAGAACTTAAAGAAGAATAGTTATGGCAACATATAGAATAGTAGACATGTATCGTAAAAGCAAGGCTGTTAAAGGCATACATTACGATTCTCAGGATAATCCAATCCTTGATTATCGTGTAGATAAAAGACATTCATTGCTCTTTGGGCTTATCCATTATTGGGATTATGGCGCATGTAACCTTCGTCCAGAGTATTTGTTTCCTTCGGTTGATAAAGCCAAGGAGGCTATATTGAAGGTTGATAAAAGTAGAAGAGTAACAATTTTATATAAGTAGCTTATGAAAATAGAAAATATAAAGTTCAAGGCTAAACGTATTGATGGCAAAGGATTGGTAATCGGAGATTTACTGCATTCCTACGAGAATGGTGCTATCATAGTTCCAATAGAAGGTGGCGGTGCTTTTTCTGTAGCCCATTCTACGGTCTGTCAGTTCACAGGTGAGAAGGATATGAATGGTAATGAGATTTATATCGGTGACATTATCTCTAACCTTGAAACAGGTAGTATTATTGAGGTGACATGGAACGAACGATTGAAGAGATTTGATTGCAAGTTCCTTAATGCTGATAAAGGTTTAGAAGTTCCATTTGGGATATTTGTGTCAAGGTACAAAAGAATTGTTGTTGTTGGCAATAAATTCGATAAGGAGAAATAGTATATGAGAATACAAACAACATTTAATGATAAGCTCAAAAAGCATAGTTCGCATCACGCATTTATCCCAAATTGGATGCATGATTGTGTAGAATGGGGTGATTGTAATATTCTTGTCGAAAAGGTTGAACAGAAAAATAAATAGCGTATGAAGATTAGATTAGCAAAGAAGATAATGATGCCAAGCTTTCGAAATGGAAAAATAGGTTATTGGCATAGTCGGTACGATTTGCATTGTATGTGGTTTAATGGTTGCAGAGACCACCGCATCACAAAAGCCATGAGTTTAGTTGAACGTTGGAATGCTCGTAGGTATAGAAACGAGGCGGAAAAGATTAATAAAAAGAATCCGTTCCGTCCGAGAGACCTTCGTCGTAGTGTAGAAAGATTAAAACAGTACAGCGTATGAATGAAGAAAAATGTTGCGGAAACTGCCATTGGTTTGGCAACGAAGATATTTATGGCGTAGGATGGTGCAGTAATAACGAGCACGAATCATCTTGCGACCTAGTATGTGATGAACATGAATTTTAAAATTTATATATTAAAATGGAAAAGATTTACAGACATTTCAAAGGAGGTTATTACAGATTTATTACTGAGGTCACTAATAGTGAAACTCAGGAGAAAGAAGTTGTTTATCAGGCTCTCTATGGGGAGCACAATGTTTGGACTCGTCCTGCTTGTATGTTCTACGGAAAGGTGAACGTTGATGGTGTGGATATTGATAGATTCACCGAGGTTGTTGGTGTGCCTGTCTTATTCAAAAAGACCAACGAGAACGCTATTATGCCAACTAAGGCGCACAATGATGATTTCTGCTACGACTGCTATGCAGTATCAGAAGAAGAGGTTGCGCATAACGTATGGAAATACGGTCTCGGATTTGCGCTACAGATTGAAAACCGAAACAAGCCTGCTGACATTTCAAGATGCTTTACGTTCCGTCCTCGTTCTTCCGTATGGAAGACAGGTATGATTCTCAGTAACTGTGAAGGCACTGTCGATGACCCGTATACTGGCGAGATTTCTGCCGTATTCTATCACGTTATGCCAAATATGCCGCGATACAAGGTTGGTGATAAAATCGTGCAATTTCACCTAGAAACAAGTGACAACATCATGCTTATCGAGACTGACAAATTAAACAAAACAGAACGTGGAGATAACGGCTACGGTTCTTCTGATAAGAATGGTATGGTACTCTAAGGTAAAAGGTCTTACAGAGAAAGTAATTGAGTTATATCCAACGATGTCTTCAAGAGAAATAGCAGAGATTACAGGATTTGCCAAGACTACTATAATTCGGTGTGCTGCAAAGAATCATCTTAGGCACACCGATGAAACACAGAAAAGAATAGATGAATACGTAAGACAACGAAGGTCTTCTGGTAGAAAATCATACGACTATTCTAAACTGAGCGAGAAGATTACTCATACAAGAAAGATGGAATCGTGGCGTGTAAGAAGCGGTCTAGAACAAAATACAAAATATAAAGTTCGTATCACTCCAAAGCGCATACAAAATGCGATGTATCATCTTATGCAAAAGTATGGTTATTTCTATGAAACTGTTGACAAAACTGTATTATATTACGATTCACAAACAAGACGTGTGAAAAACGAGAATTACTATACAGAAAAGTATGGAATCTCTTTTATTCAGTCTGACGAATAACTTCTGTGCATTATATATATGTTTAGGGGTGGCTACACATCGCGTGCGGTCACCCCTTTTTGTTTATAAATCAACTAAAAACCAAATAAAAACATTAGAAAAAACTAAGAACGTTTATGTAGTTTTAACTTCCAGTATATCCAACCTAAAAATGCTAGAATACCTATGAAAAAACAAACTGATGCTATCTTACCTATATTCAAGAAAGCTTTATCTGTCTTTGATAGTGTCTTCTCTACTCCAACTTTATATGAAATCGAATCTCGCACAATCAATGTATCTGATTTGTTTCTTACAATATATCTATCTTTATATTGAAGATGGTACTTGTCCTTGAAGACTGTATCACCTCTAATATAAACAGATACGCTATCATGCACATAGACGGAATCAGTCTTCAATAAAGAATCCGTCTTCACTACGACCATATCTTTGTATTCTGTAACAGGAACGTACTTTGTAGTAGTACATCTACAGAACATTGATAGAATCAGCATTGCTACTGAAATAGCAATTACAACTCTTGTTATCTTATCAATCAGTTTCATAAGCTACTGAATTACAATCGTTACTTTTTCCTTTTTATCCCAAGCTGTCTTCATGGTCTTAATTAGCTTGTTCGTCCATTCTCTACTATTCAATACCATTCCCTTTTTGAGATTTAATCCAACCAATATGCATCCCTCAGTGTCTTTTGCGGAGTTACCGGAATGAATACGGATGCCATCGAACCCTGGAACATCCTTTAATAATGGCAACATCTTCTTGAATCTGTTAGAGTAGGTGTATACGCATTCATAACTGCCGCGTGGTATTGCAGTCTGCCCGTACACCTTTTTCTTCTTGATTTCTTCAAGCTGCATATCTTGTCTCAATCCTCTATCAGCATCTTCAAGGGTATTGCAGCCGAATAATTCACCGTTTACGTAAAGACGGCTGATAGTATAGCCATCTTTTTTCCAAGCCCTATCAATTAGTACTTCCATTTTTGTTTTCCTCCTCTTTTTTATCAAACTCTCGATTCAATCTATCCAATATCGGTTTCCAATAACTCGGCAATGCCTTCGCAAACTCAAACCTCAGTATGTAATAAATAACCCTGAATGAGATATTCTTAGGGTATGCCTTTATAAGGTTCTTGAACGCATTGCATATATATACATAGCAGAATATGTATGTAAGCATCTTGATAACTAATAATGCTTCTGTTCCATCATTACAGCCTAACATGATGCCGTATATCACATAGACGATAGATACATAAAGCAGCATTTCCAAAATTGCGTTCTTGAACTTTGATGCAGAAAAGTTCTTGCATCGTACAACACTCACTCCGTCAGCTCGCATACCGCAGAAGATATTGAAGCCAAAAGCAATAACCAACGCCAATACGAATCCTTCCGTCGGCGTGGCAAAGGCAAGTATAGCGGAAAAAATAGTAACCCATATCTGCCGAATCTGTGATGAATCTAATAAATCTGTCATAATCTGTTATCCTGAATAATAAATAAAAATAAAGTTTCGGTATCTTTCTGCAAAGATAGCAAAAAAAACCGAAACTTTATTCAGAATAACGAAAAACTTTATACTTTTAAATCATTATACGGCAATTCTCCGTTATTTAAGAAAGAAATGCACTCATCGAAAATTTTGCGTTCATAATCTAGCGCATTGATTTTAGGAAACCATCTCTTTATCTTTGCGTCGTTACGCTTTACCATTTCGCCCCAAAGAACGCACCAGTCTTCGAGATTGATGTTGTCGTTCTTGACCTCATGCCAATAGTCTTTTGCCACATCTTTTGTATGAAGCTGACCGATGAGACAAAGATGCATATCTGCCATTTCTTCATCAAAATGGCACTCACCAATCTCACTCTGTACTTGTTTCATCATATCAAGCATTACACCGTCATTCATTCCGACTTCGCAATAATCTGCCATGATTGTGACACAGTTCTTGATAGACTGTATATCGTTGCTTGCCAATATATTTTCAAATACTTTTTTCATAACCTTATATTTTTATGATTATTATTCTGCTGTTATCAAACTTTTCAACTCCTCAAAGTCAGCTTTTGTAAAGCTGATACTCTTTTTGCTACCAAAAAGAATAGTAGTTATGATGTTGTCTGGTAAATCAATAGATAAAGTACCGCAATCAATGCGACCTTTGAAAAATCCGAAATCAAACTCATAGTTGCTTATATTCTCCATCATCTGCATCATATCTTCAAATATTGTGTTTGCATCTATGTTTCCGTCTTCATCGGCGATGAATAGGGTAGCGTTGTCAATGCTCTTGCCCCAACTATCCTTGTGCTTGGCGATGATATTGTGTGAAGCTCGTTTCATGTACACGGAAGGAATAGCCAATGCTGGGTTTTCCTTTACCATATCACTTATTCTTGCGTCTGCCCACAAATCCAAAGATGTAAGCAGTTTCTCTTTCAATTCTGTTACGTTCATTTCTTAGTTTCTCCTTTCTTTGTTTTGTTGTACCAAGCGAGATACTCTTGCCAAGTCTTGTCGCTGTGGTTAGTCATATAATCGTTGAGCATAGCAGATTTTTGTTCCTCTGCTTGCGCTACTTCTTTTCTTAAACGCTGCATCAAAGATAGATGTTTCTTCAATGCTTCCTGCCCTTGCTGAGTACTCTCAATACGAGGACGTATGATGCGCAATTCCTCGTCTTGTACGAGCTTGGAGACATATTGCAAGCTATTGACGTACTCCTGATTCTGCATCAAGTACTGACGTTGTGAGCCTGTAAGATTGTCTTCGATTTTGTCAATTTCATCCCATAAAGGGGTTGAAGACTGCTGCGCTTGCATATTTATAGATGCTCGCTTCTGCTGTATCGCTTCGTACATCTTCTGTAGCTCTGCATCCATCATCGGCTGCTGTTGCTGACTTGTGCCCATATCCAATAATGGGCTGTTTCCAAAATTCATCATAATCAATATCTTTAAGTTGGTGATATATTATAGAGAGGTGAGAGGGCATCCACCAACGAGGGCAAACACCCCTCACCAACTCATTTTTTCTTAGTCTTTTTTACTGACTTTCTTGCTCTGTTACGCTCCTGTAGTGGGCGTGGAAGGAGCAGTACTATTGCAGCAATAGCTTCCATAACCTGAAACTACAGGTGTTGAAGGAAGGACGAGCTGCCCAGTTACCTTGTTGCAGGTCTTCTCGTTCACGTAAGCCATCATCAGCTTCTCCTTGTAAGGAGTGAGGGCTTCCATGATGGCTACCTTCTTGTCGAGGTCGCTATACTTAGCCTGTAGTGCGTCATACTGGTCTCTCTGATTCTTGTACAGACCGAAATCAGCATCAATCTGAGACTTGTAGAGATTGAACTCAGACTGCATTGCACGGCGGTTCTCAGCGTTGATAGCTTCTGTAGCACCCTTATACATAGAGAACTTCTCTGCGATGTCAGTCTCACGCATAGCGTAGAACTTGTTAGCGGTGTCGAGCTTCAAACCGAACATGTCGGTAAGCAACTTCACCTCATCATCGCATTCCTTCTCCATTACCTGCAAGGCAGTTGGCTGATTTGAACTTGCGTTAGCTCCGTATGCGTTGATGTTCACGTTCTCAGGCATATTGCCGCCACCGAGTGAACCAAACACACTGCGGTTGTTACCGCCAAGAAACCAAGCACCAGCACCGAGTGCTGTGCCGATGATACCAAGGGTAAGACCAGCATTGCCTGTTGCCTTAGAAGCATAATCATCATGCTTCTTTCCCTCTTCGTAGATTTTCTTTTCTACTACTTTTGCATCTGTCATTTCCATAATACAATCTTTTGAAATCCTTAATATTAACTAACACTATCGTAACGTTACGGATGCAAAGTTACAAAGAATAGGTGAGAGCAAATATAACTCTATCACACTTTCTTTTAGTAGTTGATTATCAGTAGTTTAATGTGATATTAGGTAATGTCATAAATAATAAAAAAAAGAGAGGCAATCACTTACCTCTCTTACTCAACTTGTAAGGAACACTTACATGTTCAACTATTATTTTCTCTTGCTCTTTATGAAGTGCAGAATATCCCACTTCTTGAAATATCGGGTGTGCCCTCGTTTTTTGCACTCTCCATTAGGAATATCACCTCTAGCAACCATTCTGTTTAAGGTAGCATCAGAAACGTGCAGTTTCTCCTTGACCTCCTCAGTGCTCATCATAGGATTGAGCATGTTTGGAATGATGTCGCACAATCTATCTAGGTCATCGTCACTCATTCCGCAAGCGGTAACCTTCTCACCATTTCGCTGTTGCTCATCGGCTTTAAAACAAGCGTCACTCAATGACTTCAAAGCTGTACCGAGTATCTTATAATTCAATATCTTTCCCATATTACCTTCGTTTTTACGAAAAAATCTCAAAAATCGCTTTTATGCGCATATTTTACGTCCTAATCTAGTTCTGCTGATAAACAAATCCACAAAAGAGTACAGATAGAATATTGCCGTAACTACCATAACTGTAAAGCAGGAATCTATCATGTCATTAGTTGTGTACCAACTCCATTCTACAATGTGAGCAGCATTCACACCAAAGAAATAAAAGAAAGGAATACGATACCGCCAGCACAGGAAGAAAAATCGGCTCGCCAATATCAAAACCATTGGAAAAACATACACCATGAAATATATGTAGAGATAGCAAGGCATGTTCTCTTCGTATGGGATAAACATTTCACTAGGATGCTGAGAAAAATCCCACATTCCGTATGCGTGTAAGCACATAATAATTATTGGTACATACTTGCAGAACCAGCGGAAGAATTTCAAAATTCTTCTGCTATACCGATTGCCATTTCGCATCAGCAAATCCATAACCTCACTGACATCTTTGTCTTTTAACCACTTTAATAGGTTGTCTTCGTCTTCTTTATTCATAATTAGTTGATTTAAATTAAATGATAGTGCAAAGATGCACTTTTTTTGCACAAAACAAGCTAAAATGAGAATATTTTTGTGTTAAACTTTATAAATAGTAACAATCTGAAAGTTCTGCTAGAAAAAAGAAAGGCGGTCACCATGTGGTAAACCGCCTTATCTGTTCCTATCCTTCTAGTAAATCAACTATCTGACCATAGCCTCCTACTGCCATTACAGGGCAGAGTATCTTCTTGATAAGGATAATATCCTCGGCTTCGAGGTCTACGTTCTCGGCATCCTTGCCTATCTTGCAAGCTACCCGATAAGCACGAAGCTTTTCTTCGCCAGATAGCTGCATACTCTGACTGTCTATCACCTCGAAGAGTACCTTACCTACAATATCGCCCATAATCTGTTGCTTATAGATTTCCTCTCCGTTCTCGTTCTTAACTGGTGATACTATCACCTCACCCTTCCAATTCCTGAAAGGTACATTAAAATTCTTTTTCATATTTCTTACTTTTTAATAATTATATTGCTATTTCCCTATAAACCAATTTACGTTCCAATTACTACCATCATATATTAATTCTGTTGTCTGATTGAGTGCACCAGAAGTGAAGCTATTTTTAACAACTCTGTACCAAAGCATATTATTAAGTGATGATTTAATAACAAAGTTATCACCAGCTTGTAGAAACTTATAATATTGACCTCTCTGAGGTTTCGCTGGAAGTGTTAGCGTTACGGCTTTTGTTACTATAACGAAACAATCCATATCCGTCAACTCCATACTTCTGTTTATTTTCCTGGTCATCGGTCTTAATCCTCCATACATTCCATGTTCTGCATATATTGCAAAGTTACCATACACTGCATTATTCATATTATATACAGGATTATTGTACTGCTGAGAATCATCGCACCCTGTTACAGAAATGCGTATACCAGACTTTAGAGTATCACCATTTGCGGAAAAGCTATCATCTATTAAAAGATTACTCAATAATGCTGGTACTTGGTAAGTAGTCTCAAGCTCACCAAGCCAAACCGTCCTTTTTCTTTCCGATTCCCATGTATGCGTATCTGGATTAAAAGTTCTGCTATATTCACGAAACAACATATAGTTGTTGTATAAGGCGAAACCAGGCTCCTCGTCATCGTATCCAGATATATATCTGAGACTCATTTTATCCAACGAGAAACAGCCAAGCGTAGCACTTGTAGATACCATGTGCCCGTTATTGGTAACATAGAATGGAGATTTAGCTGCCGTATCAGCACCAACAAACAACGGAGCATTGGAATTATTCACCTTACACGCTTCAATCTCGTAGTTACCGAAATAACCAACCTTGTTCGTTCCATCCTCAGACTTCGCCCAAAGGTGCTTAACCTCGATTTTATCAGCATCAATCAGGTTAGCATTAAGCTTGCCACCTTGAAACATCGCTGCCTCGTCATTGCCGTTCATCACCTTCACATGGTCGCCCTTAATAGCAACTTGATTTCCGCTGATAACAATACCTGCCGAAGCCAAATCCTTAACCAACTGAGAGAAGTTACCGATAGGCGTACTCATATTAGTAGCAGTAATGAGACGGACAATCTCCGTCTCACTAGCTGTCTTTGGCTTGCGGCTAACCCTTACAACACCTTGCGCACTATGTCCAGCCATAGTATACCTCCTTTCTTGATTATTTCAATTCCTTGTTTATTAAGTCAACAGCCTTTCGAGCTATTTCCTTGGCATGAATGCGCCACTCTTGCATTTCCTTATACTCTGCAATATACTCCTTACGCTTGCTGTCATCCAAGGAAATAGATGCCACATCACTATTCTGAGCCAACTCGAAGTTAAGACGAATGGCATCCATCTTGTCAGATGGGTATTTGTCTTCGATGATGGCTGACGCTATTGCATCATAGCTGCGGATGCCTCCACGAAGCTCGATGTATTCAGCACTATACGCATTGTCACCAACAACTACATTGCCTTCTTTGTCTTTCTTAGGATCAGACTTCACGTAGTCGTAAGTTACACGCATCCAATCACTACTAACATTAACTGAGACGTTCTCCTTTGGAGCTTCGCCAACCAAATCAAAATATGTTTTCATATCAGTCTTTATTTTTAACGTTTAACAATCCTGTTTAATCTAAGTCGTAAGTAAAGTTACCACCACGAAGAAATACTATAGACGCAAAAGTTTCCAACGGATATATGTCTTGCTGCCTTCCTAGATTAAGCTTCTCAATGATGCGTTTGCTTGTAGTACAGAATTTATATTTCTCACTATTCGCATCATCCTTGTACGAGAACATAACCCAACAACGTCCACCTTTATTGGCTATCGTCACATTATCCTCGAAATCGTGAATAATAATAGGTACATGCGTCTGTGCCAACTCTGCAAGTTTCTTCTCCTGTACTTCGAAGACACGCTTACCATCCTTATCCACATTTACCTGACTTGTCGTAATTCCATGTTCCTTAAAACTCATGTTATTTTCCTTTAATATTGTGTTCCATAAATTCATACATTTTCCCCATTTGGCTATTCCCCAATAGGAAGCATACAACTCTATTCTTCTCCTACGGCTTTTTACCCCATGAAAGTTTTTTGCCATATTGAGTTTGGTACGCTTACGCATCCTCATGTTATTACGTGAAAATACATATCCAACGAAGTCGATGCTGCGACCATTTATCAACTTATTCTCATCCAACAAAGGTGCAACGTAGCTACTGCATTTTACGACCATCCCCTGCGGTTAAGATAATCATCGAAACGCATCAACAGCTCATCAGCTTCTTCCTTGGTTCTAACCATAGCAACTATATCATCACAATGACGATGATAAAACTTTAGGTGCAGTTCTTGTTTTGCGTATCTGTCAATTTCAGAAAGCACCAGATTACCGATTATCTGATTGATACAATTACCTAGTGTTATACCTCGTTCTTCACCTACATAATCTAGTGGAGTATTCGAAGCCCAAGGACACGTTGCACGTTTCTTGGCATCTTCTTCCAGCAACAAAGGCTCAATATCCGATTCATAGTCTAAAACCGTCTTCTCTATTAGTTCTAAGAATAGGTCATCATCAATGTACCTTCTCAACGCATTCATTACAACCTTGTGAGGCAAAGACGGATAGAACTTCCTTATATCTAGCTTTACTACGTAATGAAGATTAGGATGCTTACGCAATAGCTGTTGGGTTCTCAAAGCTGCGAATACTTGACCCTTACCCTTTCTTCCTGCCGAAGAATCGTATATCAATATCTTCTCAACGATAGGTTCGAAGACTACCTTAATGGCATGATAGAGGATATTCCAAGGCATGAAGTGCTGCGGATATATTACTCTGTCTTTATCCTTTGCATGAAGTACTCTCGGACGATAAGGCTTCGTAGGATATTCTCGCAAGATAATCATACTCTGAATCTTTTCGAGATTTGCAGCTTCATTTTTAAGAAACTGCTTTACATACCATGCTTCCTTATCTTTTACCACGCTTGTTGCATCGTTTGCACCTTTCAATAAGGTTTCCATCTTTATCACATTATCAATGAGGTGTCTTGCTTTCTTTGTCATGATTTCAAAGAGTCGCTTATTTTTCCTCGCCCTAGGCTTTTCTCCATACTGGCTGTATGGCTACATCACCTAGCTTGTCTGTAATCTAATACCGACCTTTATGCGTATATGTTTTGGCAATCCATACTAGACCGCCAAGGTTCACGAAACTCAATCGAAAATGGTTTCTTTTCATAGAAAAGACTACTTTTCTGACTTGATTGATTTTATAAGTTAGACGAGCCCCGTAATTCGTCCTGCGGTTATCGAAAGCGTTATTCGAATTGACGCAACCGAGACCGCTGTGCGACTGGTTGTTGGAATTGCCACACCAGATACAGAGCTTATGTTTCGTTCCACCTTTTATGCGAGTTGTTTGCGAATTTAAGTGAATGTTAATAATTTAATTATTTAACTCTTATGCTCGCTCGCTACGGCTCGCTCGGTTTTTAATTGCCTTGCTTGCCATAGCTTGCTTGCGTTTTTTGGTGCTGCTGACCCTAAAGGTCAGCTCCGTTTACGATTTTCGGTAATGCGCCATAATAAGCGAGACGAGCCCCGCAATACGACCAGCGGTAATCGAAAGCGTGATTCGAATGGACGCAACCGAGACCGCTGAGCGACCGGTAGGAAGAGCCACACCACATACAGAGCTGCCCAACAGGCTTACTATTTCCGTCATAGCACCAATACTTATCTCCCCAACGACTACCAGAGCCACCTCCACCTTGTGAAGGAATGAGGTCAAAATGTTCACCAATCGCCATCTTTGCTATCCACGTTTCCGAACTTCCTAATCGTTGAATTGTGCGATATGTTCCCGTAGGATGGCTGATAAGCTCTGCATCGGTCGGCAGTCGATTACCTTCGTAGATAAACGCCTCTAGTCCTGTCTGTCCTGAGTTGTTTACGTTTCCGAAATAGATTCCTTGTCTCACTTCCCATTGCCAATTATACCAATCCTCGATACCGAATAATGAGACACGGCAAGCATTCGGTGCATTAGTTAACGTGATAGGTATATTACCGCAACTATCTCCAAGTGATATTGTTGCACCCGTCTTCAACTGAGAAGCTCCACCCCAGATGTCTGCCCATTCACCTTCACCGCCAACACCATTTCCGATATTAGCTTGTACGTTAGGATTTCCATACTCGGATAGGTTTATCATCATTCCCCATTGACCATGCTCGTAGCAAGTGATACCATAATCCTTACCATTGTTTCTAGCGAGATTCCAGAAATCACGGATAGTTCTGCTTCCTGATGTATCAATGTTCTTACCGCTACGAGAATGAAGAGCATTACCAGCAACACTACCCATGTATGCACCAATCATCGGATGCTCGATATAATAGCCACCAATAGGATATTGTGACTGCCATACAACATTGCATCCCATTGATGCATCATACTTAACGACAAAATAAAGACGTGGAGCTACCACGAATACATCACCTTTAGATTCGTCAACGTTCGTACCATCCGCAAAAATCGAACTATTTGTAGATGATAGTTTTGCCATCTTCTCACCTCCTGTCTTCACAAGATAGCGACCGATAGACCTTTTGTACTCTTCCCATAAGGATAGGTTGCCTATTCTACCCCAATTCTGACTATCTTCATCTTGTTTGATAGGTGTTCCCCACGCTATCAATGCCAAGTCAAGTTGGTTAATCTGAATAGACTTAGCCAAGTCGGACAGCTTGATACGTCTGAGCGAGCCGCCAACCTCTATCAATAAAGTATCATTCTTAACCATTGAAGATACCGCTGCTACTGTTGCAAGATTTTTCATATTTTGCTATTTTTATGTTACTAAATCAGTTACCAATTAAGTATTCTCCGTTCTCATTAACGAGAGGTTCAGAGCCATCAGAGAAGAAGTCGAAGCTTGGCTTGTATTCAGCATCGCATCTTATCTCCAGCTCATCATCAGCAGTTTCGCCTAAGCCTGTATCAGAGATATTGAATATTGCCGTATCGCCCTCTTGCCATTGTCTTGTCGTTGTTGCACCAGCATTCTGTGCAATCGTGCTCCAATTCAATTTCAGAACGTTAGCAGGGCATTCCACGATGTTACCTTCTGAATAGACAAGAGCTATCTGCTGTCGGTTATCAACTCCAGGAGATATATCAACATTCTGTCCTGCCGATACGCTATACTTAGGATAGGTTCGGGAAACAGAGATTTGCTTGTTGCATACTTCCTCATTGCCTACATAAGCTTTGATAACGTATGATGCCGAATAAATCAGTCTTAGGTCGAGCGTGATATAGTTATTACTGATTGCGACCACCTCATTCATTCCTACGCTTATCTGTGTCATCGAAGAACCGCTCATCTTGTAGAGCTTGATAGTGTAGCCAGAAGTAATACTCTTTGCACCATTGTAGATGTGGAGAGGAATCTTTCTCAGATAAGCCTTTTCATCAATGCAAGCGTTCCTAACAGCATCGGATTCAGCTATCATGCCATGAGCTACCTTGTAGTCATACAGAAGCAATCTGTCTAATATCGGATTGTAGATAATAGTTTCATCATCATCCAATGCCATTGAATAAGCATCATCACTCTTAGATACCGTGTTCAGTACCACCTCATCGGTAAGTACAGGAACATTGACGTTGGTTCTATAATCTACGATTTCAGCCTTGAATCTCAATGCAAATCGTTCTGCTACTGCCACATTACGGAATATGGTAAGGTCTCCACGTGTAGCACCATCCTGATTGATTGAATAGTCTGATGCTGCCCACACCTTGCTTATATCCTTACCATTAACGAGCCACACCATGTTTGCAAGTACCGCATTGGCTTGCTGATACTTCCATGTACCATCGCTTGCGTAAGCTGTAATGTCTGGGTGTAATACGCAAGGTGTATTGGCTCGGTTCGGCTCGTAGCTGCTGTTAGTCACGTTATACACCTGCGTGGTAGGAGAACCTCCCGATACGCACACGATTGATTGTGCTGTATTGAGCGGTGCGAAAGACCTTCTTATTCTTACTGCGCTGTTTGTTGCCATAGTTCATTCCTCCTATTTTACCAAGTTGCCGTAAACAGAACATAAGCATCATGCTCTGTGCCGCCATAATCACTCTCAGATTTTGATATTGTGATAACGTTAGAGCTTACTTGTTTGATAAGCTCGTTGTTGTCCTTGTAGGCTTTAGCGTTCCACGAAACATTTGTTGGCGATACAATAGAATTTGTTCTTGTGTTCTTGATACGTCCTGTTATCGTTGCCGCCTTATCGCCTATGAGGTTTGATACTTCCCCTACAATTACGTATTCGTCCGCATTATCAGTCATTACCTTACCAGCACGGAAACAAGCATTCTGAGCATCTTTGTGGTAGAACTCGCAAGTAATGAGGGTAGAGCCGTTCACCATATCACGAGTAACCGTGAGTGTCTTATCACTTCCGAGTACTTCACCTGCCGAGTTCTTCCACTTGACAGAGAAGTCGGTAAGTTCCGTGGTGGATAGCCACAATCTTACAGAAAGTGTAGCCGTGTTCTCATTCGGTGCATCTGTCAGTATTGAGCGGTTAGCAGTTATCCATCCCATGTATGGGTTGTTACCCATTGGCTGAATGAGAATTGTAACGAATCCGCTAACGTCCTGAGTGCTGCTGTCACCAATCTTAGCAGTTCCGCTATATGTAAGAGTGTCTGAGCTTGTAGAGCTGCTTGATGCAAGGTTCTTGAATATCTTCAATCGTCCGTTAGCATCCATACCGAACTTACCATCTCCTGTAAGCTGAAACGAACCGCTCGTACTTCCGCTAAACACAAGCAGAGTATCACCATACTTCCACTGATGGTTGCTGAGAGATACGATATTACCTTTCGCACTCTTAACCACAGGAGTAAGGATAGGTCGAGCCGCATCATCTGTCTCCCAGTTAGGGAATGGTGTAGCGTTGTCGTTGTCGGCATCAACTCCTTGAAATAGAGGCTGCGTACTCTCTATTGAAATTGACAAAGAATCGTTGTTACGAACTCTTCGTACAGGTATACAACCTTGTGCTGAATAATTATTTGTTGCCATATTTATTCCTTTTTAAATTGTTCCAACTCTTGCTCGGTCATAGCTTTGCCACCGATATTCTTAACACGCTCATCAAAGGTATCACCTTGAATATTGTTGCTCATCAACACTTCCTTCTCGTTGAGTATCATCTTGCCGTGAGCAGTTATGTGGGTGTGCAGGTTGAATCCGAGACACAACGCTTGCACCTTGTCTAATATTACATACATCATACGCTTATTGTTCCTTTTGCTAGTTCAACTTTATTACCCCAAAAAGCAGTGATGGTGAATATACAGCTAGTAGAATCACCGATGTCATCTTCATCGTCAGTCCACGCTATATCTATCGTTCCATCAAAGTTCTTGACCTTATCTTTATTCTGCCAAGCCGCATCATTGACAGCATCACCACTATCTCGCACGATGTTCCACGATGTTACTTGGTCTGTAATATCCTCAAAGCCACGTATCACGGAACATACTACATGGTTTGTTTCTCCCTTGTCTATCCATTCTCCTGTGCTCTGCGTAATATTGAGTGTAGCATCAAGAATGGCATTCTGTGCCTTCCAGAAATCGTTACCCCTTGCTGGCTCACTCGTTACATTTGTTCCTTCGGGTGCAACACAGAGCCATGTCGTTCCGTTATGTGTCACTTGGTCGTAGTACGTGTAGGTATCACCCTGCTTCCAATCACCACGATAGTTGATGGTCTTAATAGGTAAACCCTCAACGGTTACTATCTCGAAGTACTGAGAGTAGAACCGCACCTTCTTCGGGCTTATCTCATAAACAAGGTTATCGTTGCCGAGAGTATAGCTGTGGACGTTAGTGTATCCTACCTCTCTAGGAGCGTTGTCACCATAGGTTTCTTTAACCACGAAGCTCATTCGGTTTGTGTTTGTGCGGTTACCCATTAGAACGATGGTATCTCCAGCAGCAGGGTTATCACTACCTTCTGCCTTATCACTTGCAGAGATAACTATCCATGAGTATTTCTTACCATCATAGAGGATATTGTTGTTTGCATCCCTTATCTCCTCATTATCCGTAGACACATCAGTAATCTTACGCCAATAGAACTTATTCGATACATTCTCATATACGCCAGACTTGATGTTGAACGTCTCACAGCGTACTTGGTCATCAACCTCAAACATATTCGTTGTAGCGGTTGTACCATCGTCTGCTAACAGGTAGCACTTCCAACCAGTCAGTTCATTTGTGTCGTTATAAATCTCTCTTACCTCGAATATCTTACCAGCCGAAGGTGAGAAAACGAGATTGCCGCCTACATAGGTCAGCTCACGGATAGTAAGGTTGTTGAAGTATGCCTTGCCCCAAACACTGATGTCTGTGACGTTCAGACCAATTTTCCCATCCTTACGTCTGTAGAAGCCAAAACCCGACTGAGTTGCATCATCATAATCAGCAGAGTTGAGCAAGTTGATGGTTACGTTTCCATTTGCATCAATGCTGTATGCGTTGTTATTGCCTATGAGGATGCCTTGCAAGAACTTCTGAACCTTCTGAAATGTAATTGTTCCGCTAGCTATATCGTCTGTAAGTTTAGAGAGATACATTTTATCTGTTATACTAGCGTTAAAGCTATTGGTATTACTACCACCAGCCATACTAGATAGAGATTTAACCGTTTCTCCTTTTACTGCATCAATAATCTGCTTTACATCACTCTTTGTAACTTCCAACGAATTTACAAGCTCAACTTCAACTTCTGCAAGCTCATCGTTATCAACCTTTACTGAGTAGTTGCTGACGAAAACTTCGTGACTAATAAGATTTCCATCGCTATCCGAATCACCCTGTATTTGTATTGACAGCTTTGCATTCTCGTTTAACTTACTTGCAAAGTCAGGATTTTCTTGCAAGAATATTCGAGAAAACTTAACAGAGTAGTTGAACTGGTCTGTATTGTTTTCGCTCATGTGCTTAATAAGAGCATCATCGAGTCGTTTCTCTGCTGCCGTTACAAGAACCTTTGGAGGTTTAATTCCTGTGATAACAAACAAATCTCCCTTTTGAGGTTTAAATCCAGCACTCGCGTTTGGCATTATGATACCTAGTGTTGATGTGTCCTTCTGAACCGCAATCCATAACTCTTTCTGAGTTGAATCTTGGTTTAGCTTATCTTCGTAAGCATCGCTAGCGTTAGCAAAGATGTAGTCATTCTTATCTGTGCGAACTGGTTTTAAGTTTCCATTTTCATCGACACTTACACAGTTGTAACACTTTGAATTGTCAGCACTCGGTTGATTGTGAATCACAAATGAACATGCAGGGCATCCGTTACTCTTAATGAGATTTATCTTTGCAGGTTCACTAGCCAAAGCATGTGCGAACAAGTCAAATCCAAAATCACCATTAAACTTATGTAGCTTTAAATAGAAATAGTTATGAATATAATTTCCGTCACTATCCTTCACATCGCTATCATTGCTATCAAACGCCACATCTGCAATCTCTCCGAATAGCTGTCCTTCCGCATTTACAATTCCATTGATAGTTGGTTTTATATCATCAAAAGTAACCGTTCCTTGATGAGGGTTTCCTTTCTTATACAAGTTTACAAACTCGTAATATCCGCTACCACTAGGCAATTTATGGGTGTTATTCAAAGCGTAATAGAAACGCTCTGCACCTTTTGTGTTTCGATATATAGAAGGCATAAGTACCGATGATGGTGCAATCCATTTTCGACCTGTTACAGACACTTGTACTGCATCATCCTCTGTTCCAGTATAGATGTTTTCAAACCCATAAATGCCTTCGTCATTTTTTACGAAGTTATAGTCATACTCTACATATTTTGCAGATGCTATTCCATTAACATAAACACCAGAATTGTCAAGAGGAATGTATTTATTACCATTTTTCCAACTATATTCTGAATTTGTGTCAAGAGAAAAAGCTGCATCACCACTAAAAGAAACCCTCCATGAACTTGAGTTATGAAATGTTTGTTTTCCGTCCATAGTGAACACTTTGCAGTTGTATGAAAATATTGCTTCAATATCAATATAGAATGTTCCATCTTCTGTAAATTCTACACTACATGCATCACCAAAGTTAGAATCAGTACATACGTTTTTATAAAGGTCGTGATATGTTGTGTCTACATTTATGGTTCTTTTTGCACTTGATAGGTTTGTTATATTCTCTTTTTTCGGAACATAGTCAAACAGCTCAAAATTAAACGATATTTTAGAGAAATCTATAATCTGACCTTTCTTTACATTTACTTTTAGACTAACCCAAAACCAACATTTAACCTTTGGATTCTGGCTATTGTCAGCTTGCGTAAGATTCTCAGGAGAATAAGTATTTCTTACATATAATGTAGATACATCAACATTTCCTTCGTACTTTCCATTCTTACTCTTAAAAAGAACAAGATTATCGTTATATTTTGAATATCTCAAATAATCTGATAACGTAACATCTACATGCTCACTTGCTATATTTTTTGCGTCAAATATAGCCTCACCAAACTCATCATCATTAGGATAGTAATATGGAAGGTTATCAGATGAACCGTAACCTGTTATCATATCAACTATCTTATAGTTCGCATTCTCCTTTGATACTGATATAAGGGCATCACTACAACCATATTTTATAGGTGTATCGGTTAAGTCGTGCTGTACCTTGCCGACATGGCAAACGTTGCCATCCCAGTAGTAATCAAGCTCAAAAGTTGTGTTGATAAGCTGTAAAACATCAGTCAAATATTGGTCTTCAAATGATACTTCCTTAACTTCATCCGTTCCATATCCTTCGTCAACAACAATGTAATACCCCTTGTATTCATCTGTAGGACGATACAAACCACAATATGCCATTGAACTATTAATGCGAGCTACAAACTCGTATATAGTTCCACCAAACGTGAACTTTGTCTGATTTGAGCGGTATCTGTCTTTGTTCTGTGTATCAACATCATCAACTACAACATCAAAGAACAGAGTATTGTCAAGCAATTCTCTTCTAGATGTGAAAGTGATTTCGTTCTTCCACATTCTAGACGAATTATCCTTTGTAGAGTTTGGTGTATAGGACGCAAAGAATCTATCTCCATTATATTCCACGAACTCTTCCTTCTTCCATTGCAAAGGCTCAGAAGAATATATTGTAGCAGTAAGGGTAGGAGCACCACCCATACGCTTTGCATCGTATGTATATGATGATACAATAGCAGGGTTAGCTTCCGATGGGAACAAACCGATAATTTCATTACCAGTGTTCTCATCGTAAGTCAACTTCTGTATGTATAATGATTCTGCCTTCATGTTTATTCTTTATTGTTACCTGTATTCTTTGCAATTGATGTGATACCAGCTTGTTTTTCTGCACGTTCATCTACATCTTTTTGCTGATTCTGCAATCTTACTTCCTCGTCAGGCGCGGAAACAGTATTCTTTTCAACACCAGTCTTAGTAGAAATCAAACCTGCACCGCTCAATGTGCAAAGCATCTGATTCCATGCACTTTCATCGAATGGCTGCCAAGGCTTAAATGATGTGCTGATTCTCATCTGTCTGAACTCAGTTATAGCAGTAGGATTCTCACCGCTTGCAACCAACTGCTTTGCCAGTCCTTCCTTAAACAGTCTTGAATGTTTGCTGACGAAATTCTGCCATTCAATAGCTGCATTGTTAGCCTCCTCAATATCCAAAGAACGCGTCATCTGAATTGCCAAACCGCTAATATCTCCACTAGACTTAATATCCTTCGGCAAGATAAATGTACATCCTGTAGCAATCTGCAACTGGTCGAGTATTGACTGCATGAACTCAATCATGTTCTGTGGAGAAGGTGGAGTCTTAAACTCTGCGCTTCCATTCCCTTCAATGCTTGTGTCATTCAAGATGATAGAACCAGCAATCTTCTTTGCGGTTTCATTTAGCTTACCCTTGATATAAAGGATTCCCCATCCGTGACGTTTTTGGATGACCGCAAACAGATTATAGATAATCTCGAATAGCTCGATAAGGTCTTGACCGTTATTCCAAGCAACATCACCACGCTTTGTAACAAGTGGACTCTCCGAGAACCCATGCACTTCCTTGCTTTCCAAGAACCAGCCTTTCAGTACTTCGTTTGTGTCAACGTTCTGAACGAATACGTCTGTGAAATGATAGTGATATGTATTGTCGTATGCATCAATGTGTCTTACATTGTCCTCTGTACGATAATACACGCAATCAAGAAGCGGTTCTCCGTTATCATCTTTGTGTGTGATAATCTGATAGCCATCTTCATACGAGAACAATCTGCATTTCACTTCGTTATCCTCATTCATGTAAACGAGCAATCCTACGTCTCCATAGCTCTGCTGAATACGTATAGCTTGCATTTCGATACCATCCTGATTCGTCTCTTCCCAATGCCACTTGAAATCGGAAAAGTTCTTTTTGAGCTTGTCAGTCGGATTGCTGTCATGCAGAATGTGATTGCGTTTGTTACCACCCAAGCATAGAGCCTTCTTGTCAACAATACGCTGTTGCATAGGAATTCCAAACTTCTTAAACTCAATCTCGCAATAACTGCCATCATCAAGCTTGCAGCATATAGAAGGTAAGTTCGTATCAAACAACACCCTATGAGAATAAGGGTCTAACTCCTTCGAAAAACGCTCTTGGCTAACAACTATCTTACTGATATTCGGAAGCTGTGCCTCTTTTCGGAAGTTTGTCTTAATATCCGAACCATCAGAAGAATCGTTGATAGTAATAGAGCGCGAACCCCTCAAAAACGGCTTTTTCAGAAGCAGTTTCTGTGGATTCTCCAAAAAATCATTAATTATATCTTGTCTCTTTCTACTCATCGCTATTGTCATTTAATGATGGTTCAACATCGTTGTTATTTTTTGAATCGTTATTCTCTTGTGGGTCAATCAAACCGAAGTGTCTGCAACAAGCCTTTCTTGAAGGCCAGTAGTTGCATTCTCTATTGGTAGTAGGGCAAACAATATCATGCTTGCTTGGTACTACGATGATTCGTTTCTGCTTCTGTGACTCTTCCATTTCGAATTTGTCATTCAGCTTTACACGTATATCAGTCTGCATCTTCAATGCATCTTTCGGTTCAAGATTTCCGTCACTAAGAGCTTGGTCTATCTTGTCAAGCATTTTGAGAAGCTCGTTTTTGTTCTCTTCTTTGGTAATAGCGTTGTTATTAACATTGCCAATACCGAAAGGTTCTAGAACATCCAACAGTTTCTTGAATCGTGGAGTTTCGTAGAATTTCGCTGCATCCTTTTCACTCTTACGATAAGCAAGACGATATGCTAAAGTCTTATCTTCCAATGCGTCACATAGGATAGCAAACGCAATGTCTTTCTCATCGCATTTATCCCAGTCAATCCGCACGGATTCAAGAATCATTTTTATATTTTCTTTTTTCAGCATATATTCTAAAATTAATAGTACAACGTATCATCATAAATGCTCTGAGCATTAGGATTTTTCTCTTCAACTTCATTTGCTGCAATTCTGAACCCCTCCTGCAGCTCGCTACCATACTCCATATTCAAACATGGGTACATTCTCATTGCGCAAGGGTCTAGCAAGTCCATAGAACGGTCTTTTCCAAGATTTCGGTTCATTTCCTTCTTGCTCTGCAACTTCTTCTTTCCACTCTGCATCTTGTCAAATCGAACTACCGCGCATTCTTCCATGAACTCATTCTGTATGGAAACTCTGTATTTGAGGTTTTGATGCGTGTAAACAGCATTTGCAACCTTATCAGAGAATGTAAGCTGTCCTCGCTTAATCATGTAGCTCAGTCGCAAGTAACATAGGTCTTTTATTGTCATAGCAGACAAATAATAAATTCCCATTGCCTTTGCCGCTGATATATAAGGGATAGCATCGGGTATATAGTCATTGAAATACCTACCTGCCGTGGCATCATAGATAATATGGCTTTCCGCTACTCCCTCACTTGCCGCGAATAATCTAGCTCTTTCAGAATTAATTCGCGGTGTCGAATGCATTACGATTTCGTAATTGACAACGTGGAATCCGTTCCACGACAACATCAGAGTGTTATCCTTACCGTAGTCTGCCAAGTCGATTGTTATCCACTTATCACCATTCACAGCAGGGTCTTTTATGAAGCAATCTCTTGCCGCTTGGCTAGGAATAGGAATATCTTCTTCCTCTTCTGGGTCAACATTGAAGTTGCCTTCCAACAACGCTTGCGCCATCTTTCCACCAGATGCAGCTACAGAACCGATATAGTTAGCGTTTCCACCAATCAATCCTTTATTTTCACTTAATCGACCTTGATAGAAAGCAAAGCTCTTAATCATGTTCTCGTAAGTGAAACTTCCACCAACAGCTTTCAGTTTTCTGTCAATATCAATCTTACATTTCTCATATACCTCACGTTTGGTGTCACCCCAAACAACATCTTTAACAGTCGGTCCTGCAACATAGAAGTATCTTACCTTTCCGTTTCTCTCAGGTATAATATATCCATCTGCACCAATATACCAATCTAGGAATATTCTCGTCCAATGACTGAATTTTGGGTTCATCGTAGCGAAGAACTTACCTGTAAATGTCTTACTCTGACCTCTGTTTCTAGTCATAACGTATGAGAATGCTTCCCATGACATTTCAGTCAACTCATCAATAGCTATCATATCGTACTCCCAACCTTTTGCGCGCTCTCTTAACTTATCCATATTGGAATCGTCAAGATAAGTCAAATCAACGAATGTTCCGTTAGGAAATGATACGCGTGGTGAATCACTTTCTTTCACTCTGACAAAATCAGAACCGAATATCTGTTTAAATTTCTCAACAAAACCACCACCTGCTTTTTGATTACCAAGTGAACGGCGTGAAATCATTGCACGAAAATCTGGGTCGGTAAGCAACGGCTCTGCCATAGCTAAAACTAAGGCAAAGCTCTTCCCACTGGCGAGAACTCCACCTCCGAAAACCACGTCTAGGTTACACCTTACAAAGGACATTTGAAAGCCATCTTGTGGTCTGATTTCTATATCTTTATTCGTGTTCATGCTGCAAAGATACCTAATTTATAATATATAATAGAGTGAAAATAATTCTATATTGGTTACGTAACAAATAGAGTTTATAAAAACATATAAATCACCACATTATTTAATTATCTTTGCAGCAGAATTTTAAAAATTAGTAATATGAAGTTTACAAAACAACAACTTTTAGACACCCTAAAAGCAAAGCTCACTGCTAACGGAAAACACCTTTCCATCAGTGAAAAGACAATCAAGAGTTTGAGTGATTCCCACTTTGACCTCTTAGTTAATGAAGATACAGAGTTAGATGATTTGGTGAAGAAGATTTTGCCGCAGTATGTTTCCCTTAATGGAAACTACGAGAAGGACAATGCCGACTTCATCAAGAAATGGAACGATGAGCATCCTGACACCAAGCCAAATCCAAAGGATGATAACAAAGAGCCTTCTGATATTGAAAAGAAGCTTTTGGAACGCTTGGAAGCTCTAGAGCAGAAGAATGCAGAGTACGAAGCATCTAAGCTTGTATCACAAAAACGTAGTGAACTTCTCGCCAAGTTCAAGGAGAAAGGTATCAACGATAGTAAGTGGATTGACAAGTACATGAACAAGTTGAACCTCACAAAGGATTCTGACATCGAACAGGAATTTACGGATGCAGAGGAGTTCTACAATCTCTCTCATTCGAAGCCAAGCAACAACACTCCAGGTAGTGCTGGCGGTGGTGATAATGACAAGGCTGACGATTTCTCAGATGTTGTTGGTATCGTGAACCCTGACGCAGGCGAATAACATTATTCATTCACTATTTAACAAATTTACAAATTATGGCAGCAGCAGATGATTTCTATTTGAAGCATGGATATGGCGGTCACTTTGGAGGTCGTACACTTATCCAAGCACATGGTAAGATTGGCGGTCATAGAAGCGTTTTCATTAACCTCGTAAGCGGCAACAAGGACGCATTCGTTTACCCTCCTTTTGGTGGTGTTATCAAAAATCCGTTCAAGGGTCGCGCTAAGGCTTACGCAGGTGATTTGTGCGAGTATGACCCAGACACTTACGGAAAGAATGGCGGTCAGACCGTCAAGATTTTGAAGTATTACGAATTGGCAAAGGATGTCACAGCAGAAGAATCGACAATCAAGCTTGTTGATGATGGCTATCATCACATTCCTTTTATCGGTGACAACATCATGGTCGCTCCATCAACTCTTACTGGTACTGGTACTGGTCTTACAGTTACAGGAGTAACCAAAGGCACAGAAGGTAGCGCAAACGTATTTATCGTAACTCTCGGTTCAACTTTTGAAGCAACAGCAAAGAAGGGCGATATTCTCGTTGAAGCAGCAAAGGAAGGTGCTAAGTCTACAGCAATGGTTACAAATCCTAACGCTTACTTCGACAAAGACAACGACTTCTTCTATGACCCTAACTTGTCAAGCAATGTTGAGGAAGGCGAGGGTGCTCAGTACTCTTACACTCCAGCGTTGATTAAGGATTCAAGAGTAATCTTGAACTTGGCAAAGTGCAACAAGCTTCCACCAGCCGTACTTGCGATGAACACAAGAACAGAGAACGGATGGTTCGGATTCTAACCGCTCCAATTCAATAGGATAACAATAGGATAACATATCATTAATTTAAGTATTCAGGATATGCAACAATTTGATTTTAACAATTCGAGATACGCCAAGTTGTTCTCTTCTAAGGATAACATCAACTTTCTGAGAACATTCTTGAACACCAAGGGGTTGCTCTATACCAACTATGGCTGGTATCTCACACAAGGTCGTAGAGCTTCTATGCCTACACCTACAGACTACGATGGCGTGGCTTCATTCAGCATCAAGTCTCGAAAGGCAGAGGCAGCTCCTTTGATGCACCTTCGCGCTCCACTTGGTGATGCTCCAGAAATGGATAACGAGGGTTTGGAGATGTACACAGGTACAATTCCAGACTTCATCGGTTACAAGTGGTCTGAGAACGCAAGACAACGCGAGTATAAGGAAAAACTCTTTGAGCAGTTCGGCAACGATGCAGACCTTATGGCTGCTTGGGTGCGCGATGTTGTTCAGGTAGGTAAGAACTCAGCAGAGGCAACACTCTCTAACTTGACCGCACAGATTATGACAACTGCAAAGATGAGTTGGAAGGGCAAGGGTGAAGGCTTGCAGCAGTTCTTGCAGAAGGTTGAACCATTCCCAACAGAGAACCGCAAGAAGGCTGGTGCAAAGGCTTGGACTGACCAAGACTGCAACATTATCTCACAGATGAGAAAGATTGAGGATGACTATCGCGATGAGCGTGGCGGTACTGAGATTCCTCTCGTATGGAAGATGACTCGCAAGATGTACCGCGATGTATTCTTGCAGAACAAGGAGGTTAAGGAGTGGTACATCAACTGGTGCAAGGCTCACGACCGCGCATATACTGCTAACATGCAGATTTTGGACGAGGACTTCAAGAAATCACTTTCCGACATGACAGGTCTTTCTCCTATCGAGATTGTCGTTGAGAAGGAGCGCAACAAGACTGTTACAACTGACGCATTCGTGCAAGGTTGGGATGATAAGATTGTTGTACTTTGCCCTATCGGTGATAGCGTTGAGTTCAAGTGGACTCCTATCTACGACCAGACACTTCAACAGAAGTATGGCGCAAAGAACATTGATGTTTCTTGGGCTTCAATCGCTGACGGACTCGTTACCGTAGGAAACTACGCAATGGATAACGGTCAGTTCCGCGAGTGGCAGACTAAGGTAATGATGTCGGCTTGCCCTGCACTTCTCGACTTTATGAACCACGTAATCATTGATACATCAGTATCAGGTAATTAATTGTGGTTCACTCACAATATACGATAACATTTAATTCATTTATCTCTCAATGGCAGCATCGAAGTTTGACATATTGGACTATCTGAGCGGCATTACTAACTTTGTCTTTGACAAGTCGGCATTAAACAATGTCGCTTTGGATTGCGGCGTTTCTGATGTTGAGTCTTATTTAGACTTGACAGAAGAACAGAAAGACAGATGTAAGATTGCACTCTTGGAAAAGATTGTATTCGGTGTCTATCAGACAGCTTCGACCACAAACCAACATGGCGCATATACTCTTACAGTAGGTGCTCAGACCATTACATCGGCTGCATTGTTGAGTATCAAATCAGAACTCAAAAGACTTTACAAGAAGTATGGAGAGGATGATAGACTTGATGCTCTCAATGAAACCGATGGAGAGGTAAAATGGATTAAAGAAACAGATTGGTAAGCTATGTACACTGACAGAAATTCTTTGGATGAATATGCCTATCATGGCGTGTTCTACCGCTCGGAACAAAAACCGGAAGAAGATGGAGACCTTATCGGAAGCGATGGGGATATGTTAGGTGATACTGATACTAGCTCAGACGAAACAGAAAATGTAGAAACTATCATTTTTGAAACTGATTGCGATATTCAGGAAACCAACAAACTCTTTAATTCGGGTGTTGTTACGCTAGGATATACAATCTATTTTCCGATGCCAACGAAAGAAGGAGAAGACGGAAAAGATGAAGAATATATTCCTGAAGGTTTGAATGCTGGCATTCGTTTCCGTGGTAAGATGTATGGAATGGACGTTGACGGAATGGTTATTGGCGTTTATCCGACACAAATGCACGGATGTGTAGCTTACATCAAAGGTACTGATATTTAGTTTTTTCATCATAAGGTAAAATGTATTTAGGATAACAAGGTATGGCACAGAGGATTAATCGCAGATTGTCTAGAATTGAGAATTTCTTTTCTATGCTTCTTACTAAGGGAAAAATCTCAGACAACATATTTGTTGGAGAATTGCCACCTACAACTAGTAAGAACTGGGATGATTTTGTCAATGTTGACGTAGGTCAGCAAAGAGAACATGGCGGTTATTCCTCTGGCTATGCTAACATTTATCTATATGCAAGACCAAAGGGAATTCCACTTAGAAAGAATGTAAAGTTACTTGACAAGATGGAAGGAATCCTTGACGATGTTATTAAAAACTCTAATAATAAGGACTATACAATTCAAGTTCTTTACCGTGATAGCGGATATGATTCAAACCGTCAGTTCCATTTTCAGATGATTTCTGTTTCGGTTATCGCAAGATAAATATATAAAATCTATTAAATATAATATTTAAAACTCATTATATTATGGCGAAAAAGGTTATAAATACTGGTGCTGGAGCTGTCAAGTTCATAAAGCCAGATTATATTGTTGCTACATTGTTTGATGGCACAGAGGTAGGTGAAGCTTCTCCAAAGGGTGATTCTTACATTCTTGAAGATGTTATTGAGGACACTACATCCATTTCACAAGATGATAACGATACCACAGATATTGAGTGTGAGACTTCTGATTCTCCTATCATTTCCATTGTTAAGCTTGGTAAGTGGCAGTTTGCAGCAGAAATTGGCGATACACAGAAGGAACTTTTGGCTGCATTGTGCGACTTTACAGACGATGAAACTGGAAAGAAGACTCTTGCACCTTCGATTTACAAGGCAAAGTATGCGAAGATTGATGTGGTACAGGTTCAGCCTGATGGTACAAAGATGGAAGCTTATGTACTTCCAAAGGTTCAGCTCAATTCTAAGTTGACTATTGAATCTCTCAATTCAAACTTGGCTCGTATTGCATTGGCTGGTACTGCAAAGGATATTGCGCTTACCGTTAATTCTAAGACTGTTCGCACACCATTCTATGTTGACCACAACTATTCATTGCCAACTACTGGTTCATAATGTAGGTTCTTCAACAATTCTCGACTATATACAAGGGGCGGCGGCTTTAATGCTGTCCGCTCCTTTTTAAGTTTTATCATTTATGGCTGAAACATTATACAAAAAAGCATTAAAGCTTATTACGAAGGAATTAGACAAGGATGCAAAGAATGTGTTAAGAGAATGTATTCAAGAGATTACGTATACACATCGAACATACAACCTCTATGATTCTTACGGATATGGCATTTATGTCGAAGGCAAGCTTGAAAAGATAGGCTACTTATCATCCTCACCAAAAGCATCCAAAGGAAAGAATTGGTATGGAGAAGAAATTAAAGGTCGTGAGGCGATAAACGAATATCTCAAAAACGATTATTCCCCTAGTGGAGTAATTGATTTGGCAGTTGTTGCTACCATGCCATACGCAAAGATATTGGAAGATGGCGGTGGTAATCTAAAACAATCTTACAGAGTTATTTCAATGTCGTTTCAGAAGCTACAAAACCTATCCAAGAAGTATAATGGAGCAGTAAGTGTGATTAGAAAGTAATTCATATATATGGGAAAAGTATATAGAGCACAAAAAGACCCGAATAAGGCTAAAAAACAAGCTGTAGAAGACGAGAATAAGGTGTTACCTAGTTCTCCTTTGTCTGATGCAGCAATGGAACGTCTTGCGCAAATTATGAATGATTCTCCTACAATTGTAAAACTACAAGGTACAGAGTGGGAGATAAGAGCATTGAAGCCTGGTACTCAATGGATGATTGCAGAGGAGGCTTGCAAGATAGTCAAGGGCGAAAACTTATCAATGGGTGACGTTATCAAGGAGTTTGCTATCAACATCCCATCGGTGGCAAGAGTCATCACACTATCCTTGCTAAATGACAAGAAACGCATTGATTCTGAGGAATACCAACAAGTTTACGACCAGTTGCTTTGGGGAGACTATGACATCAAGGATTGGGCAACATTACTCGTTGAAATTCTCAATTTGCTAGATGTGGATTTTTTCTTCGCGAGTACCAATGTGATTCAGACCGTCCGCAATCAAGCTCTGATGAGGAAGAAGCAAGCAGCCGAATTATCCCGTCACGAACAGAATACGGACAAATGATAGATTTCTTACGTGCCAACACATGGTGCTCGCAAGAAGAATATAAATGGAAAATGACTGTTCCTCAGATTCGTCTTGCGTCTATGGATTTTACTCACATAGAGTATATATCGTCAGATAAAGACAAAAATCAGAAGAACGACAAATTAAAGAATGCAAAGGTAATCAATGGTGCAGAGGATTTACGAAATCTCAATGACCTTGGAATACCTATTTTATAAACTCTTAAACTTTTGAATTATGGCAGATTCATCATTAGGAGCAGCTCTAACCATTCCTAAAAGTGCGTTAGATGCTATAGAACAAGCAGACAAGAAATTGAAAGATATACAAGATACGGCTAAAAATACCGCGTCTAGTGTAACACAATCTTTCAAGGATATGTCTGTTGGTACTAAGCCGTTCCTTGATTCTTTAGACCAAGTTATAGCAAAACTCTCAACAATCAACGCATCTGCTGCAAATGCAAGCAGTGGTATCTCAAACGTATGTGCGAGCGCAGGTAACATGAACAATAACATTACGTCCGCATCACAGAATATTCAGAATATGGTAGCACAGCTATCTAAGATGAATGGTTCTGGCACTAGTGGCATTATGCAAGCGGCACTTGCATTTCAAAGATTACAGGAATCGGCAAAAGGTACTAGTGGTATGAATATTGCTGAGTTAAAGCAAGAAATTGGTGGGATTGAAAGTATGCTTAGAGATACAAGCAACAACCTCACCAAGGCAGACCAAGATGCGCTCATAAAGCGAAAGAAATCGCTTCAAGACGAACTGAAATATCAGCAACAGATGTATAATGAACGTGTTGTTTCTTTTCAGAAGGCTCTTGACAGATTGGTTAGCGCAGAACAATCATACAACAACAAACAGAGAAAGATTTATTCCGATAGGGCAAAAGACTATCAAAACAAAAACTACAAATCCAATACAACTTATCAAGGCGCATTGGATTTCTCTGCTACTGCAAATACACTCAACCGCCAAGTACGAGCTATTGAGTATCTGAAAGAAGCCCGTATGAAGTTGTCTCAAACCGATGCTGATTATAAGCGAAAATTGGATATTCTCAATGCTGCCATTGAGCAACATAACAAAAACTTGAAAGAGGCTGGTGTTAATTCTCGCGCGTTGACCGAACAAACATCATATATGGCTGGATATATGTCACGTTGGGCACAGCGTATGGCATTTGCATTCTCTATGGGTACAATCAAGTCATTTGTCGGACAAATAGCAGAAGTAAGAGGTCAGTTTGAACTTTCAGAGCGTTCACTCGAAGCTATCTTGCAGAATAAGCCAAAGGCAGACGAGATTTTCAACAAAACAGTAGAACTTGCCGTTAAATCACCTTTCCGTATCAAGGACTTGGTGGATTACACACGACAACTTTCCGCTTACCGAATTGAGTCTGATAAACTTTACGATACAACCAAGCGACTTGCCGATGTTTCAGCAGGTCTTGGCGTTGATATGGGAAGACTTATCCTTGCATACGGACAAGTCAAGGCTGCTGCATACCTTCGCGGTTCTGAGGTTCGTCAGTTTACTGAGGCTGGTATCAATATGTATGGTGAGTTGCAACAATACTTCAAGGAAGTTAAGGGAGAAGCGTACACGACCGCTCAGATTGTTGATATGATTTCCAAGCGTAAGGTTACATTTGAGGATGTTGAGGCAATATTCCAACGCATGACCGATAAGGGTGGAACATTCTACAATATGCAAGAGATTCAGGCTGAAACTCTCCAAGGTAAGATTTCCAACTTGAAGGATGCTTTCGATGTGATGCTTAATGATATTGGAAAGGCTAATGAGGGTACGTTCAAGGGGATGATTTCTGGTGCAACAGAAATGCTTAATAACTGGCAAAATATAGCAAAGGTTATAAAATATGTCGGTGAACTTCTCCTTATTATAAAAGTTCGCTCAATGCTTGCTGGCACAGAGACAACAAAAGCATTTGCAAGACTAGCATCAATGAACAATGTTGCAGGCATCGGAAAGGTTGCCCTTGGAATAAAATCTGCCATTTCGCAGATAGGAACAGCTGCTGTTGCAGCAGGAAAGGCTATACAAGGTGCATTACCAATAATGGCTCTTATGGCAGCATTAGAAATATTCACTAGTATCTCTGATAGTGTAAAAGAATACAATGAAAATCTATCAAAGGCTATGGATTCTTACGCAAAGTCTATGAATATTTTGAAAAAATCACAAGATTCATACACTCTTGCAATCAAGATAGACGGCAAAAACGGAAAAGACAAGAGAGAAGATGAAATTAAACATCTTATCTCTGAAATGGAAAAACAAGGCTATTCTGTCACAATTCCTGTAAACTTTGGTTCGGTAGAAGATGCAGATAAAACATATCAAAAGTTGACTTCTGACTACAAGAAGTTTATTGATGATATGATGGAGATGGATGCTATTCGTGCTCAGAATATAAAAGAATCTGTCGGTCCTGGAGAAAATCTAGATGAGGATTTATCTGATTATGAAAACTCGTATAATAAGATTATAGCATATACATCCAAATGGGAATCTGCCCTCGAAAGTGTACGCCAAAATTATAAATATCTCACAGAGGATGCCCAGTTGGCGGTTGATAGAGTTGGGAGAGAAGAAGACTATAAAGATAAAACCGAATATTTGGAGGCTGTATATAATGCACTTCAAAAAGCAAAAAACGGATTCATAACATTCGTTCAAATGTCCGATGTTCAAAGACAAAAGATTGATGGAACAATGGATGCGATTCGCTCTTCTATTGAGGGAGCAAATGCAAGTATGTTCAGTAGTCTTAGACGCGACAAAGAAGAAGTAATCAAGGAAACTAAAGGGTTGTTTGATGTTCTCGCAAAATACACAAACGACCCAAAAGAGATTATGCTTCGTATTAATCGCTTTGCAGCAGACCACGACTATTCTGAAACCAAGAAAATGCTCTTGACACATCTTGCAGAAGATAAATTCAATATTCGGATTTCGGCAGACACAAACTCTGTTCAAAGAACTATTGATTACATCGACAAGACAGTTCAATCATTCGTTGATTCTAAAACATACAAGATAAGCATTGATGTCAGCGACCTTAAAGACCCTCTGTCTCAGTGGAAAGATTACTTTGAAAATCTTGAAAAGAATCAAAAAGCACTCAAAGAGTCGGATGCTTGGTTGCGTCGTATTATGTCTAAAGGAAAGGATAAAAAGGGACTATTCTCTGCTGATGAAAGTATGTTTACAGACGATGAGTTAAAACTTATCGGAGTAAAACGAAAGCCTAAAATGTATGGAGTGTGGGCAAAGGAACAGGCTAACGAAATTAAATTATCAGCTTCTCAACTTGAAAAAATAGCAAAGGAGAGATTAAAGGCAGTTGGCGATGTTTTCACAAACTGGGATTGGGAGACTAAGGAAGATAAAAAGAATGCAAGAAAGAATAAGGTTGCGGCAGAAAAAGCCCAGCGCGATATTATCAACGAGCGTATTTCTCTGTTGAAGGATATGAGTTCTGAATATCAGAAACTCATTAAATACGAAGGCGAAGAGCAAGCTACAGCCGATGTTCGTAAGCACTTTGCGTTGGCGGCAAAGAATGTTGGTATGAGTATAAATGACTTTATCCCAGACCGTCAGACTATTGCAAAGAAGATTGAATATCTTGCAAGCCAATATAAGGAACTCGGAAAACGTGGAAGCGCATTACGCAACGCTACCGAAATCCGTCTTGATATTGATGAGGAGTATTTCAGACAACAACTTGACGATGCTAAGAACAATGCGCAAGAAGCATTCTCGCAACTCGATTTGTTTAAGAAACTCAAAGGAGAAGGTCTTTCTGATAGCATCATCAAAAGTATGTTCGGGGATTTGACTTCTTCTTTCGATGATGTGCGTAAGTCTATTACAGATGATTTTGAAGCAAAATGGGGTAAAGACCAGACTAAGTGGGGTGATGATGTTGCAAAGGAATACACGTCACAAATGCAGAAACTTGATAATGAAGTCTATCAAGACCAAGTTAATCAATCACAAGAACTGATTAAGGCATACAAGCAGCAATTGACAGACCAGCTTCAACTCGATAGATGGTATATCAACGAGCGTTACAAGTTGCAAAACAATGCGAATATTGCTAAGAATCCTGAGTTACAGAAGCAGTTGAAGGAAAACTTGGATGCCCAATACCAGCAGAAAACAAGCAAGAATAACTGGAAAGAGTTTCAGAACTCAGACATGTATGTTCGTTTGTTTGATAATCTAGAGCAAGTTTCATCAAAGGCTCTTGACGCAATGGCAAAAAGATTGCAAGCTCTTCGTGTTGATTTAAAAAATCTCGACCCTAAAGATGCAAAGTCTATTGTTGAACAGATTAATAAGGTCAATGAAGTTCGCAATTCACGCAATCCTTTCAAGGCTTTCACTAGTGGACTTAAAGAAATGATTAAGGCTGGTAAAGACTTAAAAAAGTCGGGCGGCGTAGATAAATACGTAGAGCTTAACGAACTTAAAGCTGATTTGTCTGGCAAATTACAGAGCCAAAATGCCTATGTTGAGTCTTTGGAACATGAATATAACGAACTAACAAAGATTAAGGGCGCGGACGAAAGCGTTGTTGCAGCCTTAAAGTTGAAGTTGGCAACCAACAAAAGCATTCGCGACTCTTTAAAATCTCAGTTAAACCTAACAGATGAGCAGATTGCAAAGCTCGGAACGATTATGACTGAGGAAGAGCAGGCGAAAGCTAAGTTCTCAAAATCCGTGACTGATATTACGAGTGTTGTATCTACGATGGCAACAGCATTCAATGGATTGTTTGAGGCTTTGGGAGGTTCTGATGAACAACTCGAAAACACTCTTAGTATCGTTGACAATATCGGTCAGGCAATAGGTTCATACTATAGCGGTAACTATGCAGGTGTAGCTGCTGGTGCAATGGGCGCGATTACTGGCATAGCTAAACTATTTAGCAACGAAGGAAAGATTGATAAGGAAATTGCACGCCAAGAACGCGCTATAAATTCCTTGCAACACGCTTACGAAAAGCTTAAAAAGAGTATGGACGATGCATTTGATACGCAAAGGCTATACGAATACAACAAAAAATCGGTCGATTCCCTTAAAAAGCAGCAGAAGGCGTACCAAGCAATGATTAATGCAGAGCGCGGTCGCAAGAATCCTGATGAAGGTAAGATTCAAGAATGGGAACAGCAGATTGATGATTTGAACACAACAATCAAGGAATTAGGCGAGTCTATGACAGAAGCACTTGGCGGTTTCGGTTCTCAGTCTAACTATAAATCTGCTGCTGAAGCTTTCTCGGAAGCGTGGGTAGATGCTTTCAATGAAGGTAGTGATGCACTCGAAGCTCTCAACAATAAGTTTGATGATTATTTCAATACAATGCTCACAAAGCAGTTAATGAATAGAGCTACTTCAAAATACATTCAGCCTATACTTGAAGCATTCGACAAAGCTGTATCTGAGGGAAGCGAAGGTGGAAACAATGGTCTTGACGTTACCAAGAAAGAACTCGAAGGTATCAATGAACTGAAAGACAAGAACCTTGCATTATTCAATGAGTATGCAAAGAACTTGATGGATGTTCTCAACGTCAAACCTACTGGAAGTTCAAATATCTCTGCTTTGCAGCAAGGTATTCAGTCAGTTACAGAATCAACCGCACAGGCGTTGGAGTCGATACTAAACAGCCTACGATATTATGTAGCTACTCAACAATCAGACATCCGTATCATTCGCGACACTCTGTTAGAAAAGCTCGGCAATAGTATCAGCGCGATAACACAAGACACTTCAAGCAGTCCTGTACTCATTGAGTTGAGATTGCAGACAACAATACTTACTGATATTCGCGACACCTTGTCAAGCTGTGTGAAGGGCGGTCACAAGCAAGGAAGAAATGGTATCAAGGTATTTATGAATTAGTTTTCTGTGTTCTATATATTTTAAGGTGAGATTTTCGCAAACATTAAAAGTTGTGAAAGTTTCACCTTTCTCTTTGTTGTTTCAGTAAATATTCGTATCTTTGCATTGCTGATTGAGTGAAGGCTTTCGGTACATACATATCAAACGGATTTAATATTAAACACAAGATATTTGCCTGGCTGCATCCTTCACTTTAGCGGCTGGGCATTTTTATGCCCATAAATGTCATAAGACAATTGACTTGACCTATTCTAAAGAAAAAGTGTTTAATTGTTAAGTCAGTAAAAAAAATGACAGAAATTATTAAAATCGAAGAGCGCAATGGAGCGCAAGCAGTAAGTGCAAGAGATTTGCACGATGCACTTGGAGTTAAGAAGGATTTCTCTTCTTGGATTAAAGAGAGAATTTCCAAGTATGGATTCGCTGAGAATCAGGACTTTGAGGTTTTCACCGAATTTGGGGAAAACCCAAATGGAGGAAGACCAACTATTGAGTATGCTTTATCTATAGATATGGCAAAAGAGTTGGCTATGGTGGAGAATAACGAAAAGGGTAGAGTTATCCGAAAGTACTTCATCGAAAAGGAGCAAGAGGCTAAGAGAAACATTCTTGCTATGCCGAACTTTAACGACCCAGTAGCAGCAGCTAGAGCGTGGGCAGACCAATACGAAAAGAATAGACAGTTAGTTTTGGAAAACCAGCGCAAGGAAGAAGAACTTGAAAAGTCAAATCAAGAGGTTGCATCTCTGAGTGCTACAATTACCCAGATGCAACCAAAGGTTAGCTATTATGATATGATATTAGCTAACAAGTCAACCGTGACTGTAACACAAGTAGCGCAAGATTATGGAATGAGCGCAAGATCGTTCAACAAGAAGTTGCACGAATTAAAATTGCAACGCAAGGTTGGTGGACAGTGGATTTTATATCAGCCTTACCTTGATAAAGGATATGTTCATTCTAAACCTGTTGATATTCCACGCAGTAATGGAAAAATCATAAAATACAATACTGAATGGACACAAAAGGGAAGACTTTTTCTTTATGACTTTTTGAGGCAGCATGACATTCTGCCAAAGATTGAACAGACATCATAAAATTAGGGCAAGCTCGGTTTCACAACTGAACTTGCCATTTTTAATCAACATAAATCTAACTAAACCTTAACTAATAAAAAAGTAAAATTACATTTTATGCCTGTGTACCTCCGTACACTCTGTAAACAAGAAAATAATATAAATATTCTTTTACCAAACTTTGCTATTTAAATGAGCTGTAAGACGTTATTTCTGCTCGTCCTTATAACTATTCCACTCTGACACATAAATAGTTTCTAGCGTCATATTTGCGTCATCGTAGCCAATGATTTTAACATCATTATCCTCTCCGTATTCTATTAGGTCGCATTTTCCATTGCATTCGATGCTAACTTCACTCTTTCCGCACACATAAATGCGAGTAACCATATTCTCAGGAACTTCAATTTCCAAATCCTTGCAGTAAGCGACAAGAATAATCGTAGAGCGCGCCTTGATAACTCCATGAGCACCTATATACATTTCGCTGGTATATCCGTGCTCGTTACATTGGTAGAATCCATTGGCAAACTCACCAAACTCTTTCAAAAGGTACTCTTTTGACAATCCCCATCCGAAAGCAATAGAATCAGCCATAAACTCAATTCCGTTTGAATCAAGAGCCATATTTACCAATTCTCTCTTACTCGCGGCAGAATCCCATTTCCCTTTATATTCTCCGCACAATCCCAATCTCAGTGCATTGCGCTTCAACGTCAATAATTCATTGCTATTCCCCATACCATTCTCTCAATCTATCGTTAATTAAAGTGTTCACATACGCATAGGTTTTATCGTACCCGACAAGCTCGTGGCACTTGCGGACACATCGCATAGCGGATTTCTCATTGATGTCCGCGCGCTGTGCAATAACGGCATAGGAAAATCCATAGCGATTGTGTAGAACGTCAAGAACAAAATTTCTTGCTACAGCTCTCGCAAAAGGAATGTTAGTATTGCCGACATATAAATCGTCTGCATTTACTCCTTCTTTCTCTTCGGTACTCATAGCTGTATTCACTTGTTCGCAAACCATCCGTTCTACCTTATCCATCGTATCATTACCTAAGTACACCATATACGTTATATCTTATCTTTATCTTTATAAACGTAACCTACCGTATCACAAGGGTATTTATCATCTGGTGACAATACACCTGCATCTTCCATCTTTTGCCTGAAATCCATAGAAACAACAGGAACTAACTTGTGTAATCTAGAACCATCGGCGGCAGCCCAAATCGGCTTTAGATACTGAACAGGATTCTTAACCTTTACACCATCCCATTTGATTCCGTTCTGAATGAATGGTATAAAGATACCGTCTCGCTTTACTCCGTTAGCATCACACATCCTTACAATCCTGTAATCTCGGAATAGTCCGTATTTCAGTTCTATATACCATTCATTATACATAATCTATTCCTTTCCTTGATTAAGAGCCTCTGCTGCTTGCTCTGCCAATATTGCTTGATGACCGTGCTCAAAGTTCTTCTTCAAGTCTTCCTCAGTCTCTTCTGAAACTGGATTATTCATTACAGTTTCCAACTCTTTCTGCATACGACCGATGTAATCCATCTTTTTCTTTGCGAACTTTACAGCATCATCTGCATCAGTGAACGCTGTAATCGGATGAGTAATATTGGCTTCTGTGATGATAACCATACTATCAAGCACATCCTGATAAGTAACATCTGTCTCAGGGAAAATATCATTCTCTTTTCCCTTTACTTCTTTCTTCATCGCGACAAGATTTTCAAGCCACGCGAATGTTGTAGTGGTAAGCGCGTGTCCTTCCATATCGACACCGCCCCAACGCTTAAAACGTGCTTCAAATCCAATATGTGTGTGGAAAATAGCACAATCCTTCAAAATTACGATGAAGAAATGACCGAAGTCTGTAACGCTTTCAACATCTTTTCTGTTGATTCCGTCAACAACTTTAAGCAAACCTGCATTGTTGTCAACAGTCTTCTTTTTTGCAATTCTAGCCATAACTATATATTTATTTTTGTTCTACAATCGTTTTGTACTCGAAATACCTGCATGAATGATTTTCTTTCGATGTGTATCTCTTCTCTGTGGTATTATTACAAATATCATTCTTGAAGAAGAAACAATCATTGCAAGTATATACCAGCGGAATAATGTCTCCGCAAGCATCATCGTTAGGATTTACGTATGTGTATAAGTCTTTTCCCATGCAATATGGAAACTCAAAATCTTCATCATTAAACAATACGCAATCCTTACAAGTGTATTTAGTCTGTGCCATGTTCCTTACGTTTTTGATATTCCATCAATGTCAAGATACAATAGTTAGCGCAGTCAAGAAGAGCATCTTCCAATGGCTCATTAGCGACTTGCGCCTCATTGTCCTTCAGCGTCTTGATGCGATTCACCTTCTCTCGTATCTTTCCGTAGCCGTAGTTGATACCAAGCTCATCATACATTTCGGAAAAAGCATTCCCATAGTCGTGATTTTTGCGCTTATAGGTATCACTCATCTTGTCGGTGATAGACTTGAAGCGGTCAGCATCGGTATTTTTGCTTTGTTCTACCATGACAATACTATTAAACGGAAACCCGCTCCAATTAAGATTATCAACGCCGATAGAATCTTTCCATTCATCCATCAGATTTTTTGCATATTCAGGATAGATACCGTTCTTTTGCAAAATATCCAAATCAACGCGTACACTAGTAACGTCGCAAACGTCACAATAAACACGGTCATTTTTAACAGACTTTACACGAAAAACATCTGTCGGTTCACTCAGTGCCGAGTAGCATCCATTCCTTGTGTTGACATAATAGAGAAATCCTTCTTTTGTACGTTCAATACGCTCGCACGGAAGTAAAAATTCCAGCCCAACATTAATATCTTCTTTCTTAATCACAATCTATTAATTTCTATATTAAATACCATAACAAAACCAAAGTAAAGCAGCAACTTTCATCTCTTCTTTAGAAAGTAATTCAAAACAATCAAAGTCATATTCCTTACTGACACCAACCCTAATTGGTGGTGCAAATTGTTTTTGTTTTACAGCTATTGTATATTCTGACTGATGAGGAAAAACAGAATCTATATTCTCAACAACCGCACACATGACCCTGCCATCTTTTCTGACTTCCGCATAACTTTCTATTTTCTTCTTTAGCTTTCCGTCTGAATTATTTAGAAAAAACTCTTTTGGCGCAAGAAAAATTTCACCAAGTTTTAATTTCTCGTTTTTATCCATAAGCTATTTATTAACTAAACGTTCATAATACTCCTTGCACTTTTTGTAAGCCTCAGATTCAGACAATGCCATAGCATCATCAAAAGAAATACTATTATCCAACAAGAACAGCCTAACATTCTTCTCACCGAACTTATGTAAGTCTCGGTTGATATAATGCGAGAATCCGATTTTTGAAGCCTTTACAGTATTCTTTGCTTGGAAATAAAACTCATCATGCTCATCGTAGAACGTTCCTTCCTCGTACACCTCGCACATCACACCTTTTTCACAAAGCTCTGTGTCATGCTTTGTTTTGTTAAGTTCGTACACGTGAATACCAGTAATGGTATCTATCTTATCTTGGCTTCTCCATCCATTCTTTGAAACCTTATAGCAATAATTTCTCATAAGCTATTCCTCCTTATCTTTCAGTTCAACGAAATCTCCAATGCCCAAACGAGCTTTGTTGATACAAGACGCAATCCAACCAATCAGATAGGCAGAAGGCTCGCCGCCGTGTTCAATACCAATATCATCCTCGATATATTCGCAGGCATGATAAGCTTCATGGCAACAAACCCCCATCTTCATAGAATCCTTGCTTGCAAAATTAATAAATGAACAAAGCCACTTATTATCCTTTTTTCTAACTATATCGTAGGTTATTGCGTCATGATTGGAGAAATCAACCTTCAAAAACTCGCCATTTCTACCTTCGAAACACTTGTTGGCGTCCTCTTGGTTCATTCCAATAGCGACACATAACATTCTTGGATAGATAACAGGGTCGTATTCGTAATATCCTTTCTTCTTCTTCATATTCTCAACTATTTATTTTAATTCATACATCGCTAATAAAAACATACTAGTACTTACTGTAAGATGGTCTTTGCTATCTTTATTTATTAAGTACAATCCTGTTGATTTACTAGTCTGCACATCGTATATATCGTATTTACCGCATGGGTCAAATGGCGGTTTTAGATATGTAAACTCTTCTTCAACCACGGCAACAAATGGTGTAGGCTCTTTGTATTTGCTTTTCCAAGAAAATGAACTGCAACGATGCAAGAAACCGTCATTTTCTCGTATTACTTCTTCATCTTCCCAAAAAAAATGATAGCCATTTTTTACCTTATCCAATCTATCTGCCATTCTCATTTTGCCAATTTCTGCAACTACCTCGTAAAATTCTGCCATACAAATATTATTTATTATGTAACCTGCCAATATGCCACTTTGAGCAAACCTTGCACAAGTAGCAAGTATAACCAAGAGACTTTAACTTCTGATTCTGATTCAGAAACTCCCAAGCATCATCCCCAGTCTCGTATGCGACCTTCGCCTTCCATGAATGAACTTTTTTAGTCCAATGTTCGGGGTCTGGTTTGAACGGCGGCACTTTATTATGATTGTGATGGTTATTCCTCATAGCTCAATGATATTAATGCAACTATCATCAATCGCGACATAGCAATCAAGTGTCACGCGTCTGTAACCTCCGAAATCAATAAGTATCTCAGAATCTTCACTTGCGCAAATAAACTCTTTGTTGGCAAGCAAATCATCCTTCGTTATGGTTTTCTTAACCTCACTAAAATAAATTCTGCCAACCATAGGTGCATTGATAATGCCGCCTATTTTTACAACATCATCATCTGATGTTATATATATGATAGGTAAATCACCTTTTGCATTCTTAAATTCCGTATTATTTAAAAGCTCTGATTTAGTCATAATATGTTATTTTTTAGTTGATGATTTTTTGCGACCACGTTTCTTTGTCGTATCGCGCTTACTAGATGTATAATCCAATGCCGATTTCTTCGGTCTTCCTGGTTTTCGCTTTACAGGAACGGCTTCTTTATTCGGCAACTGCAACGTCTCACATTCCTCATCTTCGCCAAATTCGTTCTCGAACTCTCTTCCTTCACGCTTCTCTGAATCGGCATCATAGGCACGCTTCCACTTGCGCTTGGCAACTTTCAACTGCTCTTTCTTGAACGCTTCTGATTCCTCGTGAAGCTTATCGTAGTCTATATCAGGTGCATCAAACTCTCCTTCAACACTGCATTCGGGAGTTTTCTCAACGTCCTTTGATTCCATTTCCTTATGAATGCGGTCTTCCTCTGAAATGTATGGCTCATCGTCAAATTTCTGCTTATGACTGGCATTATACTCGTCAATGAACTCTTTAATTTCTTTCTTGGAGCATCCATCTTTTCTCATTTCAGCCAACTCAAACTCGAACTTCTGACGTTCAATGTCCTCAAATCTCGTTCCATCCAAATCGCTTCCCTCATTGAGCACGTTGATTTTCTTGTTTTCCTCATCAGCTCTCATCTGTTTGTCAATGGCAATCTCCAATAACGCGTGATTAACGTCCGATTCCGTCATTTCATCGACCTCATAAGCCATAGGGTCTTCACCAAGCTCGTTTTTCAGAAAGTTCTTCTTTGCTTCGATGCATCCGCTCGGTAAAAACTGAGCCTCATCAAGATACATGTAAGGATGAATGCTCTTGATAGACATGATAGGACTCGGTGTACCGAAGTCTTGCAAAAGCTTCATATATTTGTCCGCATTCTGCTGATAAATGCAGTAGCATTCCTCCAAATTGCGCTTCTGAACAAGCACAACAGCCATTATCCAGAATGGGTCTTTACCATCCGTATAGCGTTTCGGCAATCCCTTCGTCTGCAACGATGCTGCTTCCAACGCCTTATCAAGTGATTCTTCCTTTATTCGCATATATTCTCAACTTTTAAATGATTACAACCCATCGGATGAACCATCGCTAATGGTATCGTCTTTCCTCAACTCCCATTCATCGGCAGTCATAATCTCCCAATGACCGCAAACGTCTTGCGCCAATACAGAACCGCGTTTTACCTGCTTGTGAGCACCTGCCATATTGACGGCAGTAACGCTATAAAGCATATCGGTAACGTCCAAACCATCATCGACCGCATCGGTTGCCTTCTTGATGTCTGTAACGATAGGGCAGTCGAACAAAGCCTTGATGTTTTCGCCCTTGACCTCAATTGATGTCTTGTATTTGTTCATAATTCGCATATATTTTAAAGCATCCACCGACCGTAGAAGGAACTCGAACCCTCTGTTTGCCTAGACTTGTATCTAAGAGATACGTCCTACCGCCTTGCGGATGCTGTTATTTTAAATCCATTTTATGATAGTATCGCCCTTGTATCCTTTCTTCCAAACATACCAAGCAAACGAAACTGCACTTCCACCTCCGTCAATCATCCTTTGGAAATCAGCATTCTTAGCGCAAAGCACTCTCTTGATGAATTGGAACATAAACATTGGAGGATTCTTGCTAAACAGCTCATCATACCTACGCTGACCTTCCAAAAACTGAGTTTTCAAAAACATAACACACAATCCGTTATTAGGAAGTATGTCTAGTGAATGTTTTATGAAATCTAAAGCATACTTGTATGGTGGATTTGTAAGGATGCAACTGCAATCTTTTGGCATTTCCTTTATATCAAAGAAGTCTTTAACTTCACCACATCCTCTGTTCACCACATCAGAAGCGATAACTTCGTGACCTAACTCTGAAAGCCGACCAACCAAGCATCCACTTCCGCACGCTGGCTCTAGAATTTTATCGGGCAATTCAAATTGTGATGCCAACTTGTCTATTGCTATTGGGTCTGTAGCGTAGAAGTCATTAACTTCTCTAACTTTATCCGTATGATTACTAGCACCAAGCGTGATAAATTTGCTTTTTTCGTTCCCAACCCAATCTCTATCCATTTACAGCCTCCTTTCCACCATTCTTCAACCAATCTTCAATCGTGGTACTGTCACCATCGAACGACTGACCGAAGACGTTTACCAACTTAACCGAACAAAGCAGATACGGAATGTTCTTTATGTTGTCCGTTGATGGCTCTGTGGCATCCTGTACCAAGAACAACGCTTTCCTCTGTCTGTAATCATCATACCACAGAATTAGAGCACCTTCCAAGTAAGCATACAGACTATCCCATGCTTTCTCGGCAGCTTTTATCTGCTCAGTAACGGAAAGCTCGGTATTTCCATCAACATCATACCCGAACACGAAGACTGACAACGTAGCGTTGGTGCTCTCATGCCTAGCATTCGGGTCAATGAAAACTCTCAACGCGTCACTCTCAGGATAACTCTCGGTATATACACCCTTCTGCTTACCCTTGGAGTTCAATCCTTCCAATGACTTGTAGCGGACAGAACCGCCGCCGAAATCATCTTCCAGACTCTTACGCAATCCGTCTGCCTTCCAAGCACCCTGCTCGGACTTCAAGTAACGCTGCATGTAGAATTTCTTTTCTGCCATATTCCAAAGTCGGTAAATTCGTAAATCAAACATTTATGCTGCAAATATACGCCAAAAAATCAAGCCAAAAATGAACTTTACATAGTTTAACAAATTGCAAATTTGTATCAAAATCCCCATATCCCAAATTAAATATATGTTATCCGCATAAATCGGATTTTTCATATTGAAAATTTAACATTTATGTGGTAGCAAACACTTCATATCAACTTCTTTTCTGTTTTTCTTTATATTCTGAAAGAATATTTCTTTTTATCTTTTCTTTTCTAATTATGATTTTTCATTTTATTTATTATGCAAAAAACAAAAATTGTAATCCATACATAGCAAAAACAAACTCTAAAACATAAAATAGTATTAATTTTCCGCAAAAATAAAAATAGCTCAAAAATTTGCGTTCTAAGACGTTCAAAATACTATGGTAGTAAAACTATACCACAAAGATGTATAAAACGCTACCTGACGCACAGAAATAAGCAAAAGTAGATACCGTGAAACTTTATGCAAAAAGAAAAGTAGATATGATATTCTCAAAAATGCTCAAAATTCGGTAGAAAAGCGGAATAGGCAAAATCATAGTATTTTACAAAAAATAAAAATAAAAAAATAAAAAAATTTCGGAAGAGAGCTGACCCACCCTGCGAGTGCCAAAAGTGGGGGTGTGGGGTGTGGTTTGCCCTATATAGTGATAAATCACTGAAAATAAGCACTTTATTTGCGACAAAAACGGACGTTTTCGGGCAAAAACGGAAAAAATGAGGGTTTTCGTTTCTGTTTATGTTTGAGTCCGAAATATCAATACATAAGAGAAAATCGAGAAAACACAAAGTAAAAAGATAGGACGTTTGCGCAAAGGTGCTAGAGAAAACTCAAAAATCCCTCAAAGTTTTCTGTTTAGAATTAGTCTAAATAAGAAACGGCAAAAAGAGACGGTTGCAAACAGAGTGAAAAACCAAACATCAAGCCTTATTTAGAAATAATCTAGATAACCGAAACGTATCAAATAAGACGGCTGCAAAGACGTTCAAACGTCAAAACAGATACTTTCTATCTAGTAAGCTAGAAAACGGCTGCAAACGTCAAATAATACGCTTTTAGACGTTTTCCCTATATATAAGGTACGCGCGCACATACATATAGAGAAAACGGCTGCAAAGACGATTTTTGAGGGCTGCAAAGGTGCAAAGATAGGGAAAACATATAAAAGCACACAATAACCCCGATTTAACCTATCATTTTGCAAAGTGGAGATTACAATTTGTGTAAAGATTTAAGAAAACGCAATTATTTTATAGAAAAAATCGAGAAAAAGCGTGATTTTTTGCCTAAATATTTTGCAGATACATAAAAAAGCCGTATCTTTGCAGTGCATTTGAGAAATGAGGATGCTTAATTAAGACATAGGAATCCATTATATCACAATGCGTAGTTCTTTGAAATACTTACATGTTAGCGTGGTAATGAAATGCTTACTATTTGCAGCCGTGATTCTGTTTACAACAGATAGCGCAAACGTAAGATAGGCATTACCTTAATACCGCTATCAGAAATCTAGCAAAATGCTAGTGTAATGATACGATATAGTAGTATTAAGCGGTTTTTATGTTAGCCAACAATAAAATAACATAAGGTAGTAACTTATAAATGAAAGAAGGAAAACGGATAGGCTATTATACGGAAGGTAGCTACATTATTACTTATTATTTCAAGCGTTGAAACATTCTAAAGTGAGTAAGGAAAAGTTAGAGTACAGAAAATAAATTGAATGATAAATGAAAACCAAATACAATAATAAGTAACTGTTATATGTAGGCGAAAACCTCAGCCGTTGGCAATTGTGCGAGTCAATTGATAGCCACAAATTAAAAACCCACTACCTTAAAAAGATAGTGGGCACAAATCAAATCGAAAAAATCGAAATAACTTGCTTAATTAAGACGGTTGCAAAGTTATTAGTTTTTTCCGATATAAGCAAATTAATTAGTAACTTTTAAATATTTATCTTATGGTAGTTTTTGAAAAGATGTGCTTGAACGCACAAAGAATGGTATTATATGTAAATAATACACGTGAATTTTACGATATTAAGTGTAAAATAACAAAGGTTATTGAAGAGTGCCTGAAAGCCAACAAATTTGTTAGTGTGATACGTTTAATGAATGATGAAGACTTGAAAGATTTAGTTTTCAAGTCTTCAAAGTACACTTTTAAATATGATGGAGAAATGCCGACTCAAAAAGAGAGAAAGCAGGCTTGTGCTTATCTCGCTTGTGCTATTATCAATACTGCAAAGGATAATTTAAACTTAAACTAATTGGAGGGCTATATATGACAAATAAAGAAATTGAAAGCTACAGAAATAGCTATAAGGTAGTTAATGGTATTGGCTTTTGCCGTGTGAATAATGATATATTCGGAAATCCCCGATATGTAGTGCATTTTCTCGATTTTAATACTGACGAAGAAATGAGAAACGACAATTTAAGCCAAAGTCAATTGTATGCAATTGCCAAAAAGCGTGCAAATGATTTGGGATTTTCCGTTTATCGTGCCAATTGGTACGGTGGCGGATTTGTCGGTCAATCTTATTCTTTAGTTGATACGGCAAATAAGATTAATGAGATAGTAAACAAGTAACTAACAATAACCTTTGTACTCGCTTATTTGTGGGTGCAAAGGTACAAATAATATAAGAATATGAACACAAACACAAAATGGATAAGTACTGAATATAAAAATATTCAGTTTCACGTTGATGTTATCACTTTTGAGATAGCAACAAAGAAAAGCAATATTAAATCAATTTCTAGCCTTCTTGAAAATTACACCAAACTAGTACAAAAAGGCTTTATTAATACCTTTTGCGTGCTAGAAAATTCTTCTAGTATGTTTGTTGTGAAGGTAAGCGCAAACGTGGATAGACTTGTTTACTTAGATAATACTTCATTAAATCTAGAAATTGATAACATTAAAGATTAGTTGTAGTTATGGATATAACAATACCTTTCGTTTTTAGCCTTATTAGTTACGTTATTGGGCTAATAATTGGCAAGAATTGGAATAAGTACGTAAAAGAGTAAATAACCCTTTAAAACGCAAATAAAATGAGAAAGATAGAGCAAAGAATGGTTAACGCTATAAATAATAGAGTTAATTACAGAGAAAGTAATACAGAAGTAATTGTTAAGGGTGCAAATGTATTTGTACGCTTGTATGATACGTATATATACGCAAAAGTACGTGGCAAGGTGTATTTTTCCGATGGCGGTTTTAATACGGCTACAACTAGCAGCCGTTTACGTGCGCTTGGTGCAGACTATAGCACAAATAATAAATTGTGCGGCTGCAAACTTACTAGCCAAAAGGAAATGCTTAATTTGCGTTATTACGGCAAAAAGACAATATCATAAAACATATTGTATAGGTGCAAAGATAGCCGGTATCTCTAGACTGTTCGATTCAGTTTGCACCACAAAGTAACATTAAATAATTAGCAATATGAATAAAGAATTAAAGAAATTAGCATTAATACTCCGTGCTTTGGGTATTACTGCAAAGGTAGTTAGCGAGCCTATTTATTTTGGTAGCGAGTTAATTAGTGACAATACATTTTGCTTTTGCAAAAAAGGTGATGTGCGCTTTGATGTTTGGCACGAAGAGTTAAATGAATTTGAGTTGCATTTTACCTTTAAAGATACTTTGGTTTATGATACCTTATATTTGGATAACCTGCTGCAAGTTGTTAGTGAAATAACTAGTACTATCTCCAAATTTGAGGGGTAAATAATAGAGTGTGCGCCCTTATATTTGGTTATTGGTACAACTTACCAACTAGCAAAATATAGGGCTATATAGAGTAAATAAACGGCTAAATTTAGAAAGATATGGTTTACCAACAAGTAACAAATAACAAATGGTTTTCATTTTGGGTAAATTGGTACAATAAAGACGGATGGAAAACCGAAAGCAAAAACGACAATAAAGCAGTTGTTAGTAAGAGTTTTAAAGGTATTAAAAGATACCTTACGTTATATATACACTAATTATAGATAGAAAGATATGAAAAATATTGCATTGACTATAAAGCAACTTTGGGCGTTAAAGGTAGTATTCCATAGCATTTTTGAAGCTCTGGAAAAGAAAGAAGATGGTAATTACTATATAAATAAAGATAAATTATTTCTTGCACTCAACGGCAAAGAATACCGTTCACTTGTGCAGATAAGTAGTAAGTTGTAATAACAAAATATAGAAAGATATGAAAGCAAAAGAAATGACTCATTTAATTGAGTATTACTTTTATAATGGCGATGATACTTGTATTGAACTTATATCTAACGGAAAAGATAAACAAGTTATCGAACACGCACAAATCGAATTGAATGCAGCTAGAAACATATATAATAAAGCTGTAGTACAAAAGTACAACAAAGAAAACGTTTTAAATCCGTGGAGCGATTTAAAAGTTCTAGAATAAGGTTTGATATTGCTTAAAAGTTACTATAGCCGTGTGCGGTTAATGACCGCCTCCAAAAGCGAGATTTGGCACGGCACAAAGTTTAATTTAAAGATAGTAGATTTAGTTATGTATGCAATATCTAATATTAGTACGTATTATTGCCCAAAGGCAAATGAATATCTTGCAGCCGAAAAAGAAGTATCTGAATTTGCCGACAAGTTGGCAAAAGAAAAAGGGTACACAAATTATAAGGTGTGGACTTTGAAAGTTTACGGCTGGCGATGGAATATAGAAATAAATAACAATGATTAAGGATAGGAGATAGGAGAAATGAAGACAATAGAAATCAAGAATGAAGGTGGCGCATCTGTAAAATACGACATCGTGAACATCGGCTGTAAGGACTGCCCTTACTGCATGATGGAAGAAGGTCACTACCTTTGCCGTTCTGACAAAAGCTGCAACGCAAAGGCAAACATGACCGATGACGATGATGATGAGCCAAAGCAGAAAGTAATAATATACAGTCGTGTCTCTACTGAAAAGCAGACATTGGAGCAGCAGGAAAGAACAATCAACGAATGGTTGAATTGTCACAATCTGAAAGCTACTCACGAAGTGAAGGAGGAAGGAGTATCTGGCAAGGTATCTTATAAGGATAGAAACCTTGGTAATGTAGTATTGCCGATGCTTGATAAGGGTGATATACTTATCGTGTCCGAAGTTAGCCGTATCGGTCGTTCTATGAGCGACATCAACAAGTTTGTGAATGACGAACTGAAACCACGTGGTGTGCGATTGGTTATAGTTCAGATGGGCATTGACCTTGATTGCAGCCACCTGAAAGCGATTGACGAAATGCTACTGTTCGCTTTCTCATTCTCGGCACAGATGGAACGTGAACTCATTCAAGAGCGAACACAGAGCGCATTGGAAGTACGAAAGCAGAAGTTGGCACAAGACGGAGAATTTATCTCAAAGTCAGGTAAGGTCGTTAAGAAATTAGGAAGACCTAGAAAATGTGACTTATCAAATGCGCAGAAGGCGGCATCGGAAAAGCGAAAGAAAGAGGCTGCTGAGAAACCTTGCAACAAAGCTATATGGAATGTGGTTAAGAAGTGTACCAATGACTTCACAGAATTAACCACACCTAACTTTGCTGATGCAGCTATGATGTTACAGCAGATGGGAGTTTATTCTTCAACTGGAAAGGTGTTAACCAAAGAATTAGTAAGAAGTGCGTATTACAATCTACGCTCAGTATATGGTACTCAGATAAATTTCAGACGTGGTTCTGCAAATTATCGTGTAATGCGAGAAAATGGTATGACTGATGAGGAGATTCAGCAGTATTACAAGGAACTGAATAAAAACAACAATAATACAGAGGAGGTTTAAGTTATGGCATTCTTAATAGCAATTTGGCTAATCGGCACATTGTTCGATTGCGCCATGGGCAGAAATAAAGATTAAAATTTCTTCCCTACACACAATATAATGAAGCATATTGCGTTATCTTTTGAAAATAATATAAATATTCAGCCCTCGACACCACGGTTAAGTCACTATAAATGAAAAAGATTTTGATGTTTATGGCAATTATGATTGCCGTGGTGATGATTCCTATTAATGTATCATCACAGACAAAGAGTAAATCATTGCCTAGAACTTACAAAAAGAAGGTAACAAAACCTTCTGCTGGCAAAATTAAACTTACTTTGTACTGCGACACTTGGGAAAACGTTATTCGTGGTGTTGAAAACGCTAGAAGAGAGGCAAGTCCTATTAACCGCATACTTTTGCGAGAAAATCACTATATCGATTTTGTTAGAAATGATGGCAGCTTATGGAAAAGATTTTATCTTCCATATAAATATACTGATATATATGGAGAAATATCATTCTGTAATAAAGCGCAAACCATTGTAGTTAGTACATCTTTTAGAAATGTACCAAAGGTTATTCTTGTAACAGATGAAGATAGGTGTGTTTTTTTTCTTGATATGGAAAAGACAAATGCAGATGCTGGTGTTTTTAATTAATAGATAAATTCTTGAGGGTGTGTCATAAGTCTATGGCGCACCCTTTTCGTTTTTTTCTCCTTTTTCCAGATACGGAACTGAAAAAATTGTTTTTATTTACAACAA